ACATGGGAGGGGGGTTGATATTTTCGTGACCCCCCATATGCTTTTTATATTATATTTGACCCCATTTATTTCTTTTTTGTTTAAAACAAAGTCAAAGACAACATGAAAAGTCATTTAATTGTCCTTTCTAATTCTTAGAATGAAAGCAGAGATGATTGAGAAGATACAGTTAAGAAGTTATGTTTGTTCATTTGTAGACTCAGAATTCGAATCTTCTTGAACTTCTTCGACAACCTTAATGTAACGATCAAATGGATCATACTTGATGATCTCATCGATAGCCGACTCAACATCGTTAACATTAGAAGCTTCGTTATTAGATTCAGAAGGATTCGTGATTCGAGCCAAATAAGAACAAGAAGAATAACCTTTGTCCATGTCAAAACGATACCAATCATCGAATTGAGTAATTGGATTGAAAGGATTATCTTTTGTGGACAGAGCAACAACTCTCATTTAGTCGAAATTCACCTCATTTCAACACATCATTTGATGTAGTTATAAATCGTTGATGTAGAAACACCAAGAGCTTCGGCTATTTCAGCATTGGTGTATCCACTCGCAGACATGGATTTAATCTTCTGAACCTTAGTATCACTCAACTGAGTGGTAGTCTTAGGCATAGCACGAGCCTTAAGGGCATCTTGATCGGTATACCTAAGAATTTGCATGAGTTTACTGTCGCTAACAGCACCTGCCTGAATGGCTTCCCATTCCTTGTCGGTGATGGTAAATCGAGTTCCTTTACCACTTGCACCGACATCAGCACGAGCATCGTTAATCGAATTCTGCTTAAGCTTTTTGTATGCTTTCTTCTCTGTATAGAGCTCGGGGTTGGCCTCAACCTTAGCCTTTACAACAGCATTGGCATTGATTTGAGCCTGCCTCTCTTTAGGGGCATTACGGGCAGCCCTATCGATCTTGTCGTTGAGACTCTGCACCTCAGAAGAGTACTTTTTGGCAGCTTCAGGAGAACGCTCAAGCTTTTCTGTAGACAGGTATGAAAGTCGAGCTCGATTACCTAGGGCCTTTACTTTGTTGGCGTAGTCCGCATAGGCGTTTTCCTGGGGGGTACCTGACGAGAGGTCGTTCACATCCCTAGTGTAAAGAGTCTGCGACACTTTCGTCATAGCAGGAACGATCTTTCCACTCTTTTTGTCGTAGTAAGTACGACCAGACTCTTTGTACTCTACTTCACCAGTCTCAGGATTGATACGACCAGAACCTCTACGCTCAGGTACGCGAACCGTTTGCTTGCGACGAGAAAGAAGTGTAGAAGCTCCGCCTGCCTTAAGTTCACCATTCTCGTCATACCGAACTTGCCACTTCTGCTTGAGTTCGTCGATATGATTGTCCTTCTCAGACTGCTTGTAGTCTAGCTTATGCTTGACTGCATCAATGACTACCATACTATGCTTGACAGCCATAGCAATCTCTTCAGGAGGAGCATTCTTCAGAGTCATGTCTGTGATTAGGTTAGAAACAGTACCCATTTGATTTTGCTTCTCGGATTCTTTCATCAATCTAATGCCGGTCTTGCCTTCTGTCGAGTAAGCAGCCTTAGGATCAAAGCCTTCCAATTCTTTAAGCGGACGACTTGTCTTAACTTTGACTTTATCGTTGACAGGAATGACCGTTGCGGTATCACCATCGAAGTCTGCGCCCGACAAACGTTCTGCGACCTTGGAGTTAATGCCTACGGCATCGATTGCATTGCCCAATGCTTTCTTAGCAGCGGGGTTCTTATTGTTAACGACCAGCTCAGGGATCTCGAATGTTCCGCCATGAGGATAACGAATCAGCACAACGCGTTCGCCATTCTTGTAGTTCGGAGCATAGATCTCGTTGTCTTTGAGTTCATCGATCGGCAAGAGGACTTGATTCTTCTGTCTCGGAAGAGCAGCTGCCTTCAGATGTATAGCGGCAGAATCACAAGAATTTGCAAAATCGAGAAGAAGCTTTCTCTTAATCGTAGGATTCGTATAATCCATGATTTCTCGATACTGATCCTCAAGATCAGCATAAGTAAGATTAAGCTGTCTCTTAATCAAAGACATCGGCTGTTTGGAAAGAAACTGAGAAGACAAGTTGATCGATTGATCTTGCCAATCTCCTTCTTCTTTCAGTTTATTAATCGCGGAGAGATGATCTTTGCCATCCTTCCCGATGTAATGAGACTGACCATTGGCTTTGATGACTGCACCAAAAGGATTGTCAGGATCATCCTGAATCTTCTTAAGTACATCCATCTTACTTTTGTTGGAGCTCTTGTTGGTGTTAAAAACAATGTCATAGCCATCCGGAATATTATCCGAATACATTGCCATGCCTTTCAGATAGTGGGTTCCGTCAACCATGATACGAACCTGAGCATAATGAGATTGCCCGAGATTCAAGTCTTCTACACCAGGACGAATCTCGATGACACCATCTTTCGATGTACCACCTTGATCGCCATAATTGATCTTGATTCGATCAGATGCAATACTTGCAGGATACTCACGCTTGAAGTAATTGAATCCACCATCTTCTGAATGGTAATCCTTTACTTGCTGAATCTCATCCATATGACGATATGCATCACCGTGAGTTGTACCAGGCAGACAAAGAACTTTAAGAGTCGTTTGTTTACCAGGATTTGTAACTTGCTGGACGCCAACACCGTATACTTCATATCCTTCAAGCTCCAACATAGTGAGTGCTTCATTCAGCTTACCAGAAGAGACGCCAAGTTCTCGTTCAACGCCAGCACCGACATCCAAATATGGTTTGGACTTAAGTTCTTCTTTCAGAACTTCGGCAGTACTAATGGCCTGATTTGCACGAGCACCAACTTTCTCGTCCAACAAAGTACGAATCGATGAGTCATTCTTGTAACCCATAATATCCGTAATCTCTTGGAGAGACTTGCCTTCTGCTCGAAGTTGTTTCGCTCGTTCGGCTTCTGTTCGACGTTGCTCATGCTGAGAGAGCTGATAGAAAGCACGATAATCCGTAGAGCTCATATTGAACTCTTTGCGAATATTCTCACCAGATGGATCCCATCCTTTTGCTCGAAGCTCATCCACACGCTTCAGAAATGCTTTCTCTGCATCCAGAATAGTAGGCTTTTCACCACGAGCCAGCATAGCATCCGCTGTTCCCTGAAACCAGGGTTCATGCTGATAAGGAATTTCGCCAGAACCCCATTTATAGCGCCCAGATCTTCGCTTAACGCCATAATGGGCTAGAATTTCCGCCTCGATGGAGGCATCCCCGTCAAGAATAGGATCTCCGAGAACGGGATCATAAATATCCATGGTTAGCCTCCTTGTTTATCGAGTTTTCTAAGTTGCTTGTCAAACCTCACGATGAGATTCATGATTGCGCGAATATCATTTGGATCGGGCACACAAATTTGACAGTCGTCATTCTGATAGATTCGAAGTTCTATCCCGATATCAAACGGACTCACGTCATACTCCAAACAGAAAAGAGCAGCATATATCATAAGCTGTTCCATATGAGTCGGAGTAACACCGGTTTTCAAATCGTGAATTCTCAGAAAGTCATCACGAAACGAAATAGCATCTGCAGTCCCAAAGCAATATTCCGAATAGTACAGAACCTGCTCTGGTGTCATGCGGAATCCAATAGCATCGTTGACATAGAGATTCAAAGTTTTCTTTGATCTTGCCAACTTTTGATTTAGCTTGATGCACAGCGCCGCAAACTCATGAAGCTTAGTACCTTCTTCGGAAGCGCGATAGTTGAAAAAACTATTAGCTAGCTTTTCGTCGTTGTAGTTGAGCCAATGGTACTTGCTTGCTCCGAGGAATGCGTGCTGTCCTACGAGTTTTGAATGATCGTTGAAGATCATGCAGTACCTCCTCTTTGTTCTCCGGTGAGATAAAGGCAGCAAAGGACATCTTATTGAGAAAGGCCACCCAATAGTCCTGATTCGGACGATGCGCCGCGCGTGCCCCTCTTTTACACTCGAGCGCTGCCCAATGCTTGCCGTAAAGAACTAAGAGATCAGGAAATCCTTGTATGTAGGTTTCGACCTTGAAAGCAAGTGCTCCAGGAAACCGAGTCATGATTTCCTTGATCAGCTTTGCTTGAAAGTCTCTTTCCTTTGCCAAGTGAGTTCCTCCTCTCTTAAAACTTTAAAGAGTCTGAATGGTGTGTGTCTTACTTAAATCGGACACATTTCCCTTCTCCTCCCATTAAATACCATGTTTTTTTCGCGCGGAAGGATCTTTCCGCTTCCTTTAGACCAAAATATCAACAAAAAGTATGCGGAATCATCGTTCCTAAAAGTTCAAAAATATTTTTTCGCCTATATTACTATATATGTTTAAAACTCCTACGTGTAATTGAAAAAAAATTTAAAATTTAAACTTTTCGGAACGAAGTTTCCGCATGCAAAAAACCCCGAAACCCCTGATATTACTGGGTTTTTTGGACCTTCGCTCGACAAAAAAGTCGGGGCAAACTATTCCTATTTTTAAGGCACAACTATTCCTCAAAAATGGCCACTTTTTTCGCTGGACCGATTTTTCAACTTTCGAGAAAAAAAACAGCTTAAAATAGAGGAATAGTTATTCCTTAAATTTCGGAATAGTTGTTCCGCATATTTTAGGCACGATCATGCCGTCCGAAACAGTCTAAAATCAGTCCACAAACGGCTTCTAAACAGCCTCTCAACAGTACCGAAAATCGGCAAAAAAGAAGAGGGCGTGATTTCTCAGCGTCCCCCTCTTTTCTCTACTCAGCGACGAGTCATCAAATCCGTCGGATCGATCCCCAGCACTCGACAGCAACGAAGTCCATCAAAGAAATTTGGAATGGTGATTCCATGCTCCCAATTTCGAAGAGCACGAGCGCTTACCACCAACCGTTCGGCGAGCTTTGCCTGAGACCAGCCCAGCTTCATTCGACGACTGCAAATCAGTTGACCAAAGTCTTTCGAACTAATCACAATTATCCTCCTTCACAACGATCTCTTTTCCCAAAACCTTTGCAAGTTTTAGTATATTTCCGATGCGCGGGAGGTAATGTCCGGCCTCATAATTGCCAATAGAACCCTTCGGAACGCCCGAAATCTCGGCCAATTCACGCTGTGTCATGCCTCTTTCTTCTCGTCGCCGAGCCAAATTATCCCCAAATTTACTCATTTTTCACCTCGATTGGCTTGGCAACGCAGATGGTATTGAATAAATCCTGGCGAATATAAGCTGTTTGGTCACGTCCGTTTGCCAAATCCATGCCTCGGAACATCTCTTTATGGGCTTGCTCGTTCCGCTTTGAGAGAATTCGAACCATTTTTCGAAAATTTCGCCTTACGACTTTGTACTTTACATCCATTTGATATCGAATTGGGTAATATGTAATCATTCTATGGATGTCTCGAGATTCTTTTCTTTGAAATCGGTTCATATCAGTGTCTCCCGAGCCAACGACAGAGCTTGTAAATCAGCCAGAAGGGGCCAAAAAGCAGCAAACAAATGAAATCTTTCATGATAAAACCTCCAAAATATCAAAAATGTGGGTTGTTAAATCCAACCAAAGAGAAGGGAAACAACCAAAATAACGAGAGAGTTGAAGAAGAAGCCGAATTCCATGAGTAATTTCTCGTAATAGATTGGCTCTGTCGTCTTATCAGAGTTCGCAAATCGGTCGAAATGGTATGCGAAGCACAAAATGGAGATGATTAGATTGCCGATTAAGAAGTATTTGATCATTCGGTTACCTCTTTGATGCTCATATGGATGATCTTCTTAGAGTTGATGACCGTGTATTCATCTCCTGAGTCCTCAAATACCGGATAGGGAACACGACAGATCTGCTGAATAACATCCGTCACCTGCTGATCGGGACTCGTTTTCGGCATATCGGCAGCATAACGCTTATCACCTTCTAATGTAATTTCAACGTGCCAATAAGTCAACTTAACTCACCTCCGAAATATAAGAAATACTGGGCGCGATGAAAGTCCACAAGATCGGACTTTAGGTCTTTTAGCTCACTGGAATTGGATGTCCAGACCTCCATTTGTGTTTTGACGAGCTCACTACTAGCAAGCTCCGGATAAGCAGCTGCAACAAGTGCAACAGCGCCGTCCGACATCTCTACATATGTGATTTGCTCATGCTCACAATAGGCCTTAACGGCTGCGTCAATGGACTGCTCGATTTGTGTGTTCTGCTCTTCGTAGATTCCGATTTTCTCCTGAATGCCGAATCCGGAAGCGACAACGATGATATTCCAAAGAGTCCAGATACCAAATATAATGGCGAATATGGCACCCAGAACGCCAGGAACAACAGCAAGAAAACCGAATTTGTTCGTAGAACCGTCTATGATTTCCGCCAAGAGGACAAGGCCCAGAGCGATGGCTAATAATAAAGTTATCATATGTTACTCCTTTCTTTCGCGGCTGGCTTCGTGAGTGAAACCATCCGGATACCGATTTTTCAGTTTCTGCAGATTGAGCTTAGCGATGGTATCCACGCTGATCCCGAGTTCATTGCAGAGCTCGGTGAGATACCAGAGAACGTCACCTGCTTCCAGCAAAAGTGCCTCGATGTCGAGTTCGTGGCCATGGAACATAGCCTTTTTGACGATTTCCTGGCATTCTCCAGCCTCTCCGTTAAGCCCCATAACGGCCTCTAGAAGCCTCTTAGAGCACACTTTAACCGGAGCGCCTTCCGAACCCATACCATAGATCTCCTCTTCACCAGCGAGCGTTGAGAAGGCCGGAAGCGGGCCTAAATAGGCCATCGCTTTATGCCGGTACTCCATCATGTCCATCATAAACTATTCATCGCCTCATTTCCTCTTGTAGTCTTCTCGTAATTGATTCGGAAATACTTACAGTTGGCCGTGACTTCAAATGCTGGGTTTTTCTTCTTCAACGGCTCAGCATCAACGAGTAATTGGCGATAGTCTTCCCGAATGTTACAAATCGGGAAATGGATGCAATTATCACAAGGGGTCATATGATTACTCCTTTCGATTCCACGTTGGTGGATTGGGTTGCTTCTTGGTTGTCTTTCGTTCGGGGAATGCGACAGTATAACCGTCTGCAATGGCTTCCTTCATTCGTGCTTCCGCCCAATTGCGAGCTTCTGCATAACTTTGGAATATCGGTATCATGCTAAATTGATTCCATTTGTCGATCATCCGATATTGATGAGCGTTTGAGTCCCAGGCAAATCGACACTCTTCCTCCACTCCGCCAAGGCCAGCAATAAATATCTTACACTCATGAGTAAAGTCGGCCTCTATGCATGTAACCAGTTTGGAGTGGATGTAAATGAGTTTCCGTCGTTCGGAAGGAGGATATAAGCGCACCTCATTGACGAGAAATACGCGACTCATAATGTCCATTGCTTATTCTCCTCATCGAAGATCTTTCGAACCATCTCATCGGTCAGGTGCTGTGCTTTCAGATGAAATACTGCAGTATTCAGATCCTTAATAGCCGGCGATGGCTCATAGCGCTTACAATGAAGCGGCCGCATCTGAATGCCGAGTTCTGGGATATTGTACCGAGCCGTCTCTTCGATGCAGTGCAGGTACATCTCTTTTGTCATCCCACGAAATTGGTCTTCAAATCGACAAAGATCCTGATGAGCGCAGGTGTCGCAGTCGCAAGTGGCCCGATCGATGGCTTCTTTGATGGAAAGATCAGCTTCTTTCACTGCTTTCTCCACCTTTTCCAGCCGGAATCCATTCGGGCGAGTTTTCTTCATTTCGGGAATCTCCTGATTCCAGCATTCGGCGCAGACTTCATTGGTTAGCTGACCGGGCTTCATGATACAAGCACCATAAACAGTCCCAGATGTGATGGATTTATCTGCATCGACGAGCTTCTTGTAGTGGGCGGGGCAACCCAGGATCCCGCCGAAGACGCCTTCATCCACAACATTCTCACCATAGTTTTGGATGACAAATTCACGACGTGTCATAGTTATTCTCCTTTCTGCTTCAAGAAATAATACGATTTGTCAACGACATTCCCGGTCCACTTCTCGAGCGCCTCAACAGCATCTCGACGTTCTAAGAAGAGAGACCGATCAAGATTGGGGGTATTTTTAACTTGGCGTTGAACTTCATAATTAAAGTTTATCGTCTTGTCAACAAGGTCATAAAAGAAAGTATATTGATACGCAAGCCGATCATCAAATGCGCTACATCTCACTTGACGATCGTTTATACTGCTCATCAGATTAACTATAAACTCGCCAACAATATAAAGTTGATATTTCCCCAATGCAATCGGAACAATTGTATAAAATGTATCTCCGATATGCGGCTCGCCCATCGTCTTTCGAATCTCGACGTTAGGCAAAGGTGCATTCCAGCATTCCATACAAGTGAGGCCATTGTCTTTGCAGCTTGGTTGACCAATACGTAATGCGTTACATGAAGGATCAAGTGCGACAAGATCTTTGTACATTGCCGGACAACCATGAATTCCGCAAGGAATAGTGTCGTTTGCAACCTCTTTTCCGTAATTTTGGATTACAAATTCTCGACGAGTCATATTCTTGCTCCTTTCTTCCTTAACATTCAGCTCCGTGTTCCAGCATTCCGTGCAAGTGATTCCGCTATTCTTCTTGCAGCTTATAAGCACACTCGGATCAATTCTGGCGAGATCACGATAAGTCCTGGGACAACCGACCACACCACCACCGGCATTACTATTGATGTATGCTGGAAGGTTCTTTTCGATCCATTCTTTCCTTGTCATAGGAATTCCTCCTGCTCGACATCACCGCCGGCAACCGTGACAGACCGCATAACTTTCCCGGTCTCCTCATCGTAGTAAAGAGAATCGAGAATATAATCGATCTGAGATTGTACGTCCGGATCAGTCATCCTCAGCACTTCATAACCCTCCAGGCCAACGGTCTTCCGAAGCTTCCCTAGAACTCCGGCAGTCCACTGTCTGAATTTACGAGCCTCCAGCTTGCGAGAAGCGAAGAGCGCTTCGTAGATACCGGATTCGTTGATGACGAGCATGCGTCGAGTCAGGTTTTGTCCTGGACGACGCCCGATATCCTGGCCGATCATTTGACGAGTAATCGTCTTTACAGGATCACGTTCATATCTATCCCCATTTGAACTGGGGTCAGATGTTACGGCAATTCGCTCCATACACTCAGGAGGAATACGAGTAGCGACAGCATCCGTACGAAGACCCAATGCATCGCAAATATCCTTGAGGACTGCATACCAGTCCCCATCCAGGTTTACAAAACGAATATCATATCCGTTCCAGTTTTCAATTCTAGTTTCCATTGTTACTCCTTTCAAATATCTGTTATGGGTTTTACCCATCTTAGATCCTTTTAAAGGACCTTAGATATCTAATACCCTTTTAAAGGTGGTTAGATACAGCCTCGGTTTTAGCGATCTTGAATATCTATCCCCAATTCAAATTGGGTTTAAATCCTCTTGGAATATAAACAGGCGGCTTATCAGACCGGCCAGTGATACCCTCCAAAATATCCTCGGCCATACTTAAGTATATCGCACACTCATATTTCAAATGAGCATCTAGATAAATCCCAGAGAGATTGTTCCAAAATAGAGCATCATCTAACGCTCGGACGGTGGCATCGGAGCACCACTGCTGTGCTCGAAGGTTTTTGACATATTCAAGGTTGTGTGCCGCCTCACGATCGAGCTTCTTGTCCTCCTCATAATAGTAAAGGAAGCAACCGAGCATGGTTAAGAGACCTACACCAACAATAATCCCGAGCATGATTAATATAACATTCATATCAATCCTCCTTTTCCTTTAAGATCGTAGCGAGACGTTCACCATGCTTTTTCCGCAGGGCATACCACTTTTTCTTACCAATCTCCTGCCACTTACCATCGACCTCTTCGAAATAGGCATCTACACTAACCTTTCTGCCGGTTTCCGGGTCTGCAAAGTCGATGATATGCTGCGCGTCGTAATCGCCGTGTGCGGGGTCGGTCAGAATCTCCTCGACGCGGACATGAATTGTAATGGGGTTATACGGGAATTGAATGGGGAACTTCTCATCCAAGTAGTTTGAAAGAAAACCGTTGTGCCAAGGAATATTCGGACAATCAGGCGCCTCAAACACCCAGCGATTGCGATCCGAATAGATGTTCCCATTCTCAGTTACTCTACAACAAAGAGACGGATATCGATTATTGTAAAGCATACCGAAACTATCTGGGATGATATTGCTAGACGCCCACTCTTCCGGACGATCATGGTAGGAATTAAGTGTCTTTAACAGCTTTCCGTCGGCCAAACGATTTAAGATTTGATGAGTTATTCCCCAACTCATACCCGAATGACCATCGGCAGCCATAGTTTCATAGGCTCGCAAAGCAGAGCGATAGCATTCAACGACATAATCCAGAAAGGTATAGTCATTTTCTTCGATGGCACTGTTTCGTTCACAGTCGATGGCATATTCAACTTCTTTACGAACGCGTTCCGTTGTCGAGCCAACATCTTTTTCGAATCTCCAAGTTCGAATAAAAGCGGCCCAGGCTTTCTTGAAACGGGAGATAAAGTTTTTCATAATGTTTCCTTCTTCGCCCTTAAGGCATCAGCAAGAATTGTTGCAGCATCTCTACTGTAATTCTTGCATTCGATCTTGATAACGTAGCGATCCGGCGCCCATGTCGGAGTGGTCTTGGCGATATCATTTTTCAGATTCTCGAACTCCGTCTTGTATCGACATACGTTTTTGTGAACACAGTTTTCGCACAGCATCGTTATTCCTCCTTAAAACATATCGCTTTCCTGAATCATCTTAAGGGCATGAAGAAGCCCCCATGCATGACCTCGCTGATACTCATCCGATAGGTCTCGATTTAGAGCGTCAGCATGGATTTTGTCCATAGCCTTCTTGAATTTCTTCAAAGAGTCAAGCTTCGCCGCACAATAACCGAGAACGTACAGACAGGCAGACATTGCAACAATGGCGATGATTATCCACAACATCGTTATTCCTCCTTAATGCTCTCCAGCAGTTCTTCCTTGGTCATGGTGATCAGCTCAGAATACGGGAGTGTCTTGACCCAGTTGCAGAAGTCAATACGCCATTCGTCCTGTTTGTGAGCCTTGCGGGAATGATACATGTTCCGTAGAACAGCATAGTTGAAATCCATCGTGGCCTTCTGCAGATAGCTCGAGGGGAGAAGCTGAATGATTTGATACCAAAGAGCCTTCTTAAACGTCTCATCTCTGGCAGTCCCCAAATACTGGATCCGTAGTTGATTCAGATCGAACACAACCATGTCTAATGTTGCGATGGATCCCGCATCCAGATGCTCATGCGCGAACATATCGATCGTAAACTCATGTTCCATGATCTTATGCATCGTACTGCAGGAGTTCCGGACAGTTCCGACCTTGTACGTATCAGCTTCTTTCCACCAGTAGAGAGGAGCTTCCCAGTCACACTGGACATGGATCATTCGCATGAACTTACTGTGGTCAGAGCCTGCCGCAATGAGCTTTTTCATGAGGGTGAGGTCATTAGGACCGATATCCCATATAGGCATACCCGTTGCATAAATAAATTCGCCATGCCATCCGCTATCGCTTTTGGCCCAGCTATTTTTAGGATTCCGCATCCCGCGGATTGCAGCCTCCCAGCCGAAGACTTCTGTGTTTGTTACGTTAAGCATTGTAAACCACCTTTTCTAGGCGAACTGTGTCGCCGTCAATTGTTACGTAGTAATGCTTGTCGACAGGATTGTAGTCGATAGACCAGTCCACATCGCACTGGACGAAAAGCGCTTCCAGTTTTGTGATAAAATCAATCATTTTTCCTAGGTCTTCCTTTCATGTTTGGTTTTGAGTTTTCCTGTATACCATTCGGGAGAGTTATAGAATTCAGCGAATTCACACCGGATACGGTCTATCTGTTGAGCGACGTTCTGGCGAGAACATCCAAGTTTCTCCGCAATCTGTGATTGATTAAACCCGTCGACCATCATCTTAAATATCGCTCGCTGGGCTTCCGTGAGAGTCGCTTCAAACTTCTCTACATCGTAAACCTGATGATCTGGATTCCAACGCTCATCCGATATCGTACCGAGAATATCCATGGTTCCATCTGCAAACTCTTGAATAGGTGCATCTAATGAACAAGTCTCACCGGTACGACATTGGCTATAACGACTTTGGAGTTCATTTCTGAGTCGGCATTGAATATTCCTTGCCGCAAATGTGCTGAACTTTACAGAACCAGGTTCATAATTATTGGCGGCAAATATCAATCCAATGCAACCGATCTGAAAGAAGTCCTCTCGCTCTGGCGAATTGATTGTACTGGGATAATAATGGGCCATGACATACCAGACGAGTTGTAGATTATCCTCGATGAGTTTGTCTCGTTCGGGCCCGGTCATTTGCTGCTCACCGGATGCATACAATACGCTTTGGGATCAATATATGGGCACCCAATACATTCGTATTGTAGAAAATCAGTCTCGTAATCTCCGCCAACCAAACCCGGGCATCCATTTGGGCCGACTGAGCCACGCTTTTGCATTTCTTCATGGCACCATTCTCGAGAATGTGTAAAGCGACGAATGAAGTCGTAGATTGATTTAAGGATCATTTTTCTTTCCTCCTTTACTTCAGACTCTGAATAGCTTGAACGACGTAATCCACGGCACTCTTTAACGCATCAACTGTCCAGGTGGCGTTTTCATAGGTGGCTTGCTTAGCGACCATCATTTCGATGAGCGTTTCCTTAGAAGGAACAAACACTAAGAACAAGCCTGCAACGATACACACGCCGATTGCGACTTTCAGTGCTTTTGTGAAGAATCGAACCGCTTTTCTTTCGTCATCACATATACCGGGATAGTCTTGAATCAATTTTACATTCACCGGAATGATGATCAGAGACACACCAATGATAATGATGGCCACGATGAATGCCATGAACATAAAGCCGCGCATGGAATTGACAACACCCAGCCAATAGAACCAGCTAGGATTAATGATGTAGTTCATATTTTTCTCCTTTACTTCAATTCGATGAATTCAAATTGGTCATGAACATTTGGATAGAAGATGCCGACCCAGAAATCATCCTGCGCTTTACGATGATACGCAAGATCCTCATTCCATTTCTGAATATCTTCCATCAGTTCACGCTTACCAAGGTCGTTGTCGTTGTCGTAAATATCATTTTCATACTGATACACCAGCATCTCATATCGCATTTGATTCTCCGCAACATATGAGTCGACATTGGTGTTGTTGACAATGATGACAACCAACATTATGATGGACACAAGGAAACTTAGAAACGCAATCACGAGAAACAGCCACGAATAATCACCGAAACGTTTTTCCACATAAATGGCAAGCCCAAGGGAAACGACGAACGATAATACAACTAACCAAAAGATCATTTTGCTTTCCTCCTTTACAGATGATCAATGACATAGCGAAGAATATCATTTGTTTCACGGAGTCGCTCAATGGAATCCTCGATAGCGTCCTTTGCGCAACCAATTGCGCGCTCACAAGAATTACCATCGGTCGGAGCCGGACCAAAGAGATTATCTCGAATCTGATAGCTGAGGCCCCGGTTTTCTTTTGCGAGATCGCCCAGACAAGCGAGAAGGTCGTGAATTCCGGGTTCCTGGGCCGACACTTTGCTCGCAGCTACAGCTACGGCGTTCATATTTTCTCTAAAAGTAGCGTTATCCATCATATTTTTTCTCCTTTTATCCGTTTAATTTTCGTTTTCTTCGTAGTTTTCTCCCTCCATAGCCGTCCGGCAGTGCTGTTTGTTTCGGCATTCCATAAACATATAGCGGGATCGGCATGGATTTGGGCAATCGAGTCCGCTGTCAACCATACACATACGGACAATCGGTGCAAAATTATCGCAATTGCGACACTCTACAAATGGCGTCACACAAGGAACAAGTGTTAAGACTGACATGGCAATTTCTTGGTCAGGTACTTCTCAATGGAAGCACAACGTTTATGATAGCGACAACGGACAATTCCATCCGTCCGAATCGGTTCCGTATTGCAATCGTGATAGAGCTTATCACCAGGCGTGAAGACCGGCTCAAATCCATCACAGTCATTGCAATAGTCATGGATATCCAGTTTGATCATGTCTCGAGAACCCCCTCGATTTGTGCAGCAATCTCTTCCGGAGAATGGCTCTCAGTGTGAAGGATCATATTCGGGCCAACAAGTGCCGGATCAAAGAACACAACATTGTCGTTCGTAATCCGTCTTTCGATCTCATCCTGGGAACGACCCTGCGCGGCCATACGACTTGCTGCAGAAATCCAACCGCAATCCAACCAGACAACAACGACTTGCTTCGGTCCAAAGTAATGGGAGCGGAAGAATGCGACGCCGTCCGGGTCAATGATGTAAATATCATTTTCATCGACCTGCTGGGTTGTGGCCCAGTAATGGTTTTTATCGAAGTAGGTGTATGCTACAATATCTCTCGAGCGAGAGACTTTCTCGTAGAACATGTTGTTCACGAAGATGTGGCCCTCTTCCTGTTCAAAGCGTTTCGGACGCGTTGTGTAAGAAGGAAGTATGGACCGTCCGTACTGGCGACTGAGAATATCCGCTACCGTAGACTTACCTGAGCCGGAACGACCGACTAAAAGAATGATTTTATCGTGTTTCATAGTTCTCTTCGAGCTCCTTTGCGTAATTATCGGCAGATTCCTTACTATATCGGAAAGACTTTTTGTCATTGGTGGTGGTAAAATATACGACACCTTTAAGTGGTGCCTTGCATTTTGGGCAGCAGCAAGGATCAAATACTGGACCGAATGGCGGTTTCTCATCTGCTGTAGCAAGGATCTGTTCAAATTCATATCCGCAGTTCCCGCAATGTGGACGAAAGATTACAGTCATGTCCTATTCCTCCTTTTTCATTTTGATAAACGTCCCACATTCATCGAAATCCGGATCTCCAAGTACTTTTCCTTCAAGAAGTGCCAAAACTTCTTCCTTGGTTAGAACGAACTCGTTATTACCAAAGACAGACATACACTTTTTCTTGTCCGTGTCATTTTTGATTATCAGCATCCGAATTCTCCTTTCATAGATTTAACCCCTTCGTATACTGATCGCTAAATGACTTTGAATAGTTAAAGATGAGCCCGTCATTATACTCTGCGAAATACACAATCGCCTCAATTGGTTCATGACATTTCGGGCAATGCGATGGTGAAAACGTTGTTTCGCGAGAAGATGCCGATTTCTTGAGCTTATGCCCGCTTAGCTTACTGGCGACGGTTACGCCCTGTAGTTCTTGAAATTCGTAGCCGCAGTTATTGCAGCATGGACGAAATACAACTTTCATGCTCGATTCCTCCTTTTTGATGCCTTGGCCATTTTTATCTTCTTACGAAGATGCTTCTTATGATTCGCTTCGACTTTGTCCAGTCCGCGAACGCGAGCTCGTCCCTCGCCAGTGATGAGATTCGGTTTCGTGATAGGCGGAGCATCCTTGTCGATTGTGAACCCATAGCACCATCCGAACATTTTTTCAAAAACCTCCTTTAAAATATCCAACCGCAATCCAACCAGAAAAGGAATAGACCTTGTTTGGTCTACCCCTTTCGGTTGTAACTGGGTTATTTGAACTTCAGAATTTTGTTGAACACGTTCTTAACCGTGGTCGTCTTGAAGACGCCATCCATTTCGAACTTCATGCCCTTTACGAATGCCCAGATGCTCGTTCCGGTTCCGAGCAACAAACCGCCGATCTCAATGCCAGACTTGACTCGATCCTGCTTCTTCTGATATGAGAACTTCTCCTGCTCGAATTCGAATCGGCGTTCATTCCGAACAACCTCTTCGTCTTCCGCAAGAGCCTTTCTCTTATCAGAGTCCGCTTCCTGAGCAAGCTTGTACAAAGTATCAAGCTCATTTATTGCCTTTCCCATCTCCGAGCTTCCCGGATCAAGGGTCTTCATCTTCTTTAGATGCTCCTCAATCTGATCCTCCAGTAAATTACGTTTATCCTCCATAATTTCTCTCCTTTCAAATATTAGAGTTACCTCCATTAAGGAGTTTGTTTATTTTGCGTGTCCTCTTTGTAAGGGTCGATTTGATTGATGCAGAAGAGAGCGAATTTGGATTTGCAAATATCTTTTGGCTGCTTGTCCAGTCCGAGTGACATATAGACTTGTCCGTCCTCGGGGTCGATCGTCACATTCAGGAATCCGGAATAGAATTTCTGGAATAGACCATTTGCAACCACCTTAGAGCAGACAGTAAATCCGATTGCCATGCCTAGAATGGCGACGATAATGTTGACAATAATCTGGCTCATCCAACCCAACCTCCTGCCCAAACAATCGTGAGTGCAAACGCAATGATACAGCCACATGCTGTAATCGTCAAGAGAATGATCGGCTTATCATCGATGTTCGACTGAGAAATCCAGATAAGACTCAATACCGATGCCAACGCGGACAGCGCGACTAGAATCTGAATGAAGTTATAGAGCATTTTTTGTTCTCCTTTCAAAGAACTGACCTTCGTTAAAGGTCTTCTTTTTCGCTAGAGCTTGTGAAATTGCTAAATCAATTCCAGCTCTGGATTTAAGGTGATAGTAATAGAGGTCCCGGAAAGGTGTGTTGAGTCGGTCAATCCGACCTCGCGCCTGTTCGAGCACTTTATAAGAGTAGGTTTGAGAGTAGAATACAATTGTGTCCGTCTTGATACAATTCCAGCCTTCGCATCCAGCAGTATATTGTACCAGGTAGACCCAGGAGCTGCTTTCTGGTATGGGCTGGTGCTTATGCCCGTTCCATTCAGCGGTATCACAAGACTCCACATTTTCAAATAGTCCTTTCAGAATATCAAGCTCGTAATCGAAGCTATAGAAGATAATCATTCGTGGATGATCCTCAAAGAGCTCCAATACCGCAATTTGACGGGATACATCAGAGTTTACAAGCTTCCGCACTGCAAAACAGACTTCCGAAGCAGACTTCATCGGCTCATTTTTCTCATAATTCCAACGGTTTTTCCAAATATCATGGTACGCGACTGCATCATAGGAGACGTGAATATCCTGGTTATGACGTACGGTTTCGCGTTCAAAATCCATTGGAATGAGCAAATGGTTCCGAAGTCGAATGAGTCGACCCTCGTTCACATATCGATCGATCTGCGGAAAGTCGACATGGTGATTATAGACGACATGATTATTCCGAAATTCCGTAATGTTTCGGAAATATCCATTGGCAATAAACACCTGAGCGTAGTCGGTCCATTGATCTCCGCTAGTGGCAGTAAGCAATATCCACTCGTTCCGTTTAACGATCTTTTGAAATGACTTTGCCCAAGCTCCGGTCCCAACCAATCGTTGCTCATCGAATATAAAAAAGGCGTCGCTCACGGTTTCATACTTATGTATGTTGTTCCATGAATCAATGACAATTTTATTCTTATATCGACTCACTTCCGGATCAGTTGACATTAAGAAATACGGAAACTCTGCTTCCCATTCACCTGTATCTCGCTTTTTGGCAGTCGTGATAATGTAAAGATCTTTCGGATTTTTCATCCCGGGATCTTTTTCCTTTTCCAATTGCCCACCATTACGAATATAATAGTAAGCAATGGACGTTCTCGATTTACCACTACCAACACCACCATTGAGGATGCATCCGTTGAACATCTTTCCGATTGCCTCGAGCTGATAATCGGTTAGATTTCCTCGAATCATTTTTCGATGATCATTACTCGAAGATGTTCCGGGAGTTCGTAGTCGAGATAACCGGCATTATCACAACACACAAGATACTTTGCTCCCAAGTGAGAAACGACTCCGAGTTCCGAAAGGATGAGTCGAGGGTCCTTTTCTTTCATTCGACAGGAAATGCACGTGGATCGACTCGGTGTATCCTGGGTTTCCTGATACGGACACTTCTCGCAGAATCCATCCTCGTTGATCTTAATCGCTCGGATGATCATAGCTTACCCTCCAATTCAGGAATTCGCTTCATAAGAGTGGTGTTGAAACCGCCTTTTTTCAGAATCCGACGTCCGTAATCGCGTTCGAATAGTTCCGCAATGCGATCGAATTTCTGGCACTGTTGTTTGCAAATGCCGACAACTGCCGAATCAGCATGCGATTTCGAATTCGCAATCAGCTGGATCGTCTCGTTATAGAGTTCCGCCACCAGTTCCTGAATCTTGTCGACTTTCTTGCCCTTCAGTCCGACAACGATGACGCTTTGATATTTATCGTAATATTCTTTTGCTTTCATACTGCTCGCTCCTTAAAGAATGTGCAGGCATAGCATTCCGGGATTCGACTTCCTTCGACAATGAGTCCCGTTTTCTCGCACTTATAGGTTGTGATGCCGGCTTTGTAGTTTTTGAGCTCATCGGCATACTCACAGTTACGGCAACGGTGCGGATAAGACAGATAATCGCTTTCCATTACTTCGCCTCCTCATAATTGACCGGTTTGTGACTGTCTGTGTTCCAGGGCTGGTTCAGACAATCATTACAGGGATCTTTCGATTCCTTTCTCGGAGCATACTTACAACTACAGCAAAAGTAATTGAAGTAAACCTCCTTCTTGTTCTCAGCCATATGCCTTTCCTCCTTTTTAAAAATATGGATGGTGCTCCCTCGGGGATTCGAACCCAGGACCATTCGGTTATGAGCCGACTGCTCTAACCAACTGAGCTAAGGGAGCATAAAAGGAGAGACCCAGAATATCCAGATCTCTCCTCTATGAGATTACATATACAACAATACGTAAACCCACATTCCAGCCAGAATCGTACAGATTAGTCCCGTTACCAGGAATTCTGCCACTCTGTCTAAAAACTCAGTTAACCATTTCATATATTCACCTCCATTATAGGAGTTGTAAAAATCGCGAAGAACGAAGAGACCCAGTTCGGTCTCAACGTCCTGTTGCGAGCATAATTGCATCCATGTTAAACCAACATACAAGTGCCAGCCCGAGTATACCAAGTATGATATAATCGAGCCATTCATTCTTGAATTTGATCCACCATTTCAACATAATATCAACTCCTTCCATAACAGAGGCTGTTTATTTCGCGGGGTTAGCCCCCGACAATGCTCTGAATACGGGACTTCCAAAGACTGCGAGGAGCCGTACCGATAGCCTGATGGATCTTACGAGCCGTAGCGCCGATCTTCTCGATCTGGAGCTCATTCCAGCTCTTACGGACATAGGCGCTTTCCTTGACACCCTTGTGACGAGCCTCCAGGCGGAGAGCATTGCGAACAAACTTACGATCAGACATTCTTCTTTTCCTCCTTGTTCTTCTTAGCATGCTTGTGCTTCTTCTTAGTACCGCTCATCGTATCAACAATCTTGCGAACACCAGCCTGGGCTTCCTTGTAGCCGACATTGTTGAGTTCCATATAACGGCGAACTGCTGTAGAGAAGGATGCTCTGCGAATCAGGGTTACGCAGTCCGGCTCGGCATCGAGCTTGCGCAAATATCCGCACTCAATGTCCTGATCGACTTGATCGCCATAGACTTCCTTGGCGAACTTTAGAGCATTGTCATCGAAGATACGATTGGTATACTTGTTTTCATAGTAAACCACGTCAGCACCTCCTCACATGTCCGGTCCTTCGAGGGCCGCCCATTTGTCTGCGAATGCATCCTGTACGATCTCGATGTACATCGTCTTGAGATAAGCCTTAACTCGACCCGGCTCCCAGTTGTAGGGATTGATCACCAGATCCACGGTCTTGATCTCGGCATAATCGAGAGAATCGACGCTGCCTTCATCCAGACGAGTCTTACGACGACCCGCGATCATCCAGATGTTCGGAGGAACGTTCTTGTAGCTGACGTTCACCTGAATATAATGCATCGGTGCATCGCCCTCATTACGAGGAGGCATCAGGCGAACATTCCAGCCCTCTTCCAGAAGAACCTGGTAAAGAGGAACGTCATCAACCATTGCGTCTTCGGGGATTTCAACGCAGAAGTTTCGGTTGCCGGCCGGATTGTACTTCTTCTCTATGCCAGCGAAATTGCGATAGAAAATATGTGCATTGGGGATCTCGAGAATTCTTTCGACACGGTTAGCCATGACGAATCTCCTTTCAAAATTTCAAAAGTTGAGAGACCTAGAATATCTAGATCTCTCTTATTTGGTTAATAGACACGAACGCCTGCTTGCTCCAGATACAGCTTGAAGTCTATGGAATCCTGTTCGGTGTGACCCTCTCGAATTGATTCACGATAATGATCACGCAGACCGTGATGATCGTTCACTGCGTAAACCATGCTGACACCATAATGATCAGCAAAGTCACCCGCGGTGAACAGCAAATCTGTCACGCTCATGCGCTCGCATCCGAGAATCTCGTAACGAGTACACTGATAGGCTTCCTTTTCGTTTTTCAATCCATATAGAACAATAGATTTCATTCATATCACCTCCATTACAGGAGTTGTTTATTTCGCGGGGATTTAGGCCGCGGTAGCGAGTCGCTTAGACATTGCGCCAGATGCCATAAGGCCAAGCCCAATGAACGTTACAAACATACCAGTTGCAATTCTCGTATCCGGATTGGTCACCGCATCTCGAATTGTTTCAATGACTTCTTTAGCAGTCATCTTAACCTTCCTCCAGAATTTCTTGAGCTTTTCTTTCATTGGAAATATCATTCCTTTCTCACCTTACGGCGAATATCTTGGCATCGTCCTCAGCGGTCTCCCAAGGGTGAATGCGCTCCGGCGTATAAGGATCATCCGAAACAAACCATTCAACGTCGCCATACTGTGCGATCTCATAGCGAGCATTGCTCACAAGATAATCATAGTAGGTTCGATCAATGTCTGCTTCTTTGTGATTCACCTTAACCATCTCGGATTCCATCCATCGATAGCCATCGGCACCAGTAGCAGAGGCGAATTCCTGTTCACCAGTCTTCTTCATCTTGTTGGCATCCTCACGAAGAAGGATAGCACCACCAGCACCATCCTTAATCGGTGTGAATTGACCAACACGACCAACGAACTGGTAGTTGTGGCCTTCCGCAATCTTCTCACGAAGCACTTCGTCCGTAAGAGATGCGAACTCGTCCAGTAGACGCTGCTCCGATCTCGTTAACTTCTCCGGATCCTTAAATCGAAGAGATCGAACCAACTCATACTGACTCACATCCGGCAGATTCTCATTGAAGTCCAGATAGAGTGCTGTTTGCACGGACTTTGTCTCGCACATGTCCTCAAATACGATGTCCTCGTGTGTGAAGAGGGTTTTGAAGACGTATGGAACAGCAAACTGAGTGCCAGTAGCAGTCCACTGACCAGGATGCTTCTTGTTGTCCTTGCAAATATCTTTCTTGCTCATGACGTAATCCTCACCATAAAGGTCGCAACACTGCTCTACAGTCGCATAGCGAGCAATATAAACAGCATTGTTGACAAGACACATACGCTCATAGGTTGCCTCGTGCTCAAAGTCATAGCCATACATCTTGCCATATCGCTGAACGAACTCGATAATGTGCAGATCCGCATCCGGAATCTTAATCGAATCGGTCTTGATATGAGCAACCGTATAGCCACGCTTCTCTACCTCATGCTCGAGATTGATCATGAACAGAGCACCGCGCTTCGCCACAATGTTGTCCTTATTACGAGGATCGTGGAACGGATTGTCGAAGTTCGCGGCGGTCAGACCATACACAGAGTTGATCGCGATCTTCAGAGCCTGCGTGAGATCATCCTTTGTGAAGTCGGCTGTGCCCGCAACCAACTGATCAATAAAGGGTGCAAGAGCACCGCCGAGAATGACTCGACCGGTGTCCCAATCCTCATGCTTAATCGCCACACGAGCGTCTTTCAGATCCTTAAACCTCTGTGTATAGACCTCACCAAATATCATTTCTGCAATTGCTGAACTGGGATGCATAGATGCAATATCGAGCAGTGCGATAAACCCATACATGCCAGGCTTTGCAGAGACACGGCCACCCTCGCCGACATCCTCGACATCACGATAACTCGATTTTCCATTTTTGTATTTGTAGCCAGGGAATATCGGTCGACCTTGCTTGTCGAATACCGTGAAGTCATCGAACTCCTTCTCCATCACGAAGGGCACGTCCGCAAACTCGTCATAGACCTGCGAAACGTCACCCATATTGCGATAATTGAAGGCGTCCTGCGGATGCTTGTTTGTACCAAATATAATTCTGGTGGTGAGCTGATTGGTCGTATCGTTGACGGTCATCTTGGCAATCTGTGCCAGGATCTTACGTGCAGCAAAGTCGCCTTGCGTGTGATCCCAGACCGCTTCCGTTGCAATAACGTCGTTATCGCAGTATGCAGCAACCTCAGGCCAAAGTTCTTCCGGAACCGGTTTGTCCCAAGGAAAACCAAGCTCCTTATGGTGAATGCCAAGCTCGATTTCCCACTTCTTCAAGCTCTGCTTCTTAGCACAGTAATCATAGACATCCGTGTAAGAGATATTATACGCTTCTCCAAACATCGCATTCGGAGAGCCGTTGATAATCCTCTGCGAGAGCGTATAGAGCTGCTCATTCGAATATCCAATCATACGAGCATAGAGAATGTGGTTATCGTAACGACGGCAGTTGAATCCAACCAACTTGAACTTGATGAGTTCCTCGATATCTTTTGGCTTTGGGTTGATCATGCGGACAACTTGCTTGCCTTCACCTTGTACCTTCCAGTTCACCAAAAAGAGATTCGGAAATACCTCCACATCGTAAAATACGATTGGTTGGTCCCCGTCTTCTCCAGGCTTGGAGGGTTCTTCAGACTTAAATCGCATCTTGTTGACGAGCTTGATGCAATAATTTGCCTGATTGGTACTGTTGGCCGCGAATGCGAGGACAGCATTTCGCATGTCCGTCACATCATAGTGAAGTCCGCTATTGTAGGCATCTTCCAGGATTTTGTAGATGAAATCAACAGAAGGCTTTGTCGCCGCGTGATACTCCTTATTGAGGTTTCTGCGGATCTTGGTTCTCAGTTCCTTCTCTGATTTCACTCCTTCGAAGTTGATCACTTTACCATCTCCTTTCAACGGCAAGCCCGAACTCAGGCTTGCAATCGGAAGGTTGTTGCACTTTGTCAACTTTCTTCGCAAGCTACTCAGGCCCGAAAATACCTTAATTTCCACATGGTCTTCATAGACCGCACTTAGCTTCTCCGGATCTCCTGTATAAATATAATGGAGGTGAATTCCGGCTCCAGACTTAGAGAGTTCTGCATAAGTCTGAGGCCACTTACTGGCGGCTTCTAAATTCTTTTCGAAGCACTTCTTTCCATCTTGGTCCGGAATATCAAAGTCGATCACGATGTGATAGATTGGCACTCTCACATAATGAAGACGATGTGTATCGACATCTTTCAGTGTTACTCGAACATCTGACCACTTTTTCATGGGTGTCTCGTTGTCGCTCGCATACTGCGCTAAGCAATCCTTGCATTCCATGTCAAAGATAGACGGCTGCTCACGGAACTTCAACCACGAGTCGTCCGGATCAGCGTTTTTCTTCTTCTTTTCCGGCTTCTCTGCAGTAGTGATGGAGTCGAATTTCTCGATCTTAAACCCGTAGAAGGTGAACGGTTCTTTCCCTTCCGGAGCAGTTCGATCGTAATACTCTTCGAAATAGTTCTTCATCTCGGATTTGAAGTTACGCTTATTGAGCAGGAATTGCATTTTTGCTTCCTCGCAATAGGTCTTATACATCTCCCAAGCTTGTTTGAGGGACGTAGAAGGCTCTTTCTTGAATATAAAGTACGAATCCGCAACAAAGTTGTAGAAGTCATTACTTTCATCAAGCATGGAGGTCGGTACATATCCGTCATAATATCCAGGAGACTCCATATAGACATTCAAACAGCGTGTGGCAATAGCACCCAATTCGAATTCAACCTGCTTGACAAGCTGATTGTATTCTCGTGTGGGAACCTTACGACCGGATGGAGACACGTCGATGAGTCGTCGAATGAGACCAGACTTCGCATCGGTGATCTTTACCGGTTTATTGGTTCCCATGAATAGGAATGCTTTGAATTTACTTGAATAGGCAGACTTAAATTTCTCATTCACCGTCATAAGTTCATGAGAAACCACACTGTTCAGTCGAGTGTTGTCTTCGATTCGAGATAAATCGCCATCGTGCTGAATGGCCACCAACGGATTGGTTTTAAACGATTCCAGAGCAAAGGCTGCGTTTGCACTACCCAATGCTTTTGCATCAAATACCGCATAGTACCCTTCAAATAGTTGCTGTATGATGTTGATAACAGTTGATTTACCGCTACCTGCTGGACCATACAGCACCTCGAATTTCTGGATTGTCTTGGAGTCACCAGATACAATTGCTCCGATTGCCCATTCGAGCTTATGTCGCTCTTCTGGATCATACAGAGTAGACATGAGTTTGTCATAACTCGGGCATTCACCATCCGCTAAGGGATACGGGAGCTTCTTCGATGCATAGTCTCGCTTCTTGACATCGGTATTTGCAAATATCAATTTCTCATCGAGCATATGAAACGAATCTCGCATATCCCTTTGACAGAATGTGTGAAACCGGTCGATCATGCGCGTTTCCGAATCCCATAGATGAAGAACTCGGATTCCAGGCGTATTGGGATAGTTGTCCTTGACAAATTGGTCAAGTTCTGCGTCAATTAAGCGGACTGCATCGTATTCATCAGTCGACCACAGACGCTTTTCTTCATCCCAAATTGCATAGAACGCGCCGCCTCGAATCATCAAATCGTTCGATTTCGAGACGATGAATTTCGGATATACCTCAATGCCTCCACCTCTAGGACATCTGGTGGCGACCATCAAGAAATCCATGCCTTACTCCTTCTTCGTAGCGTCCTCCAGTTTCTTGATCTTCTTACAGAGATACAGGAATCCGCCGATGCCGGCGAGAATAGCGATGTTCTGACGCTTTGCATACTTTTGAAGCATGCGTAAATTCTGGTTCATCAGGTCGACATTCTGGTTAAAAAGATCGATATGATGATTGTAGTGACGAACGAACGACATCTGCCAACCAGCCAACGTTTTGAGATCCTTGTTCGTCGCAATCAGATCCGTGCAATTTGACCCGATCGCCTTGTAGATATTGGCGAATTCTTCGGCCATCTTTTTTTCATCCATGTTGGTGTCTCCTTTACAAAATCGTATTCAGGTACCACATCATCTGATACCAGATGTCCACAGCTCGAAGATCGTAAGGACAATCTTCAATTGTGAATAGTCCTCCTCGTCCGTTAGCCTCGTAAGTGCGATTCAGGAAAATATCAAGAATACGATCGACTTCTCTCTCATTGTACCGGCTATCGCTCATTGAACCAAGCCCAAGAGAAACAATCATATTCCAAAACCATTGACCGGTTCGATTACCGACCGTGTCATCTTCCATAATTCGCTCCTCGCATGTTCTGGCGAGGGCTACCATCATTTCCAGAATAGAACACTCTCGAATATCAAGTAAATGCTCTATTGTACGATCCGGATAGTGATTTTCATAACCGAAATCATACCGCAAATCTACGCCATGTCTTGCTCTATATTCATCCATTGGGATGATCCATGTGAATGCTCGAGCATCTAAATGGCGCATGAGTTTCTCATACGATAGATTCCTTGAATACTGCTGATCACCCATCACGAGACCGCACATCCACTGGAAGTAACGCTCGTGCAGTGCATCAGCTCTGGTCATTTACTCGTCAACCTCCAGCTCATGAATATGACGCTCGGGATAGATCGCATCATAAGAACGCTCATCCAGCGTGATCTCGTAGTCGGTCATCGTATTCTCGTTACGTACGTGACAGACGCCTTCCTGGAAATCACCGAAGTGACCCATGAAGACCTCACCGATGGCCTCGGAGATGTTGTCGACCGGATCATCCTCTTCGTCGGCGAGGACCTTATCGCCCTCATACCAGGTCAGACTGACTTCCGAGTATCCGTCTTCTCGACCGAATTCCTCGGGAGCGATGAGGTAGATCCCGCCGTAAGCGTTCATCTCCTTATCCTTGTAAGGATCCTGCTCGATATCACCCCGATCCTGAGGAGGAGCATTGAGCGGTGTGAAGTATTTGCCGTAGTTGACACGGCGCTTCTCGTAAGCCTCGGTGATCTCCTCTTCGACAGACTTACGCTGCTCCACGACATGCTCCAGAGGAGAGGATTCCTTTTCCGGATTGGAATCGGACTGCTCCTCCTTATCGGCCATTGCATTGATCTTATCGCGGTAATACTCGCGCATCTCATCGATTTCTTCATCGGCACGAGCTTCCGCCTTACGATAGGCGTAGTAATATCCGCCGGCAGCGCCCACGATGGCACCGAGAGCGAACCAAATAACGTTTTTCATCGTTTACCTCCTTATCGAAGTTTTTCAGCGTTCATTAATATAAGAACCCCGGCAACACCTATTCCAATCATGAAACAGGATACCGTTTTTACAACAACCTGAATGTTGGTCATGTCGTTTGGTTCTTAGTTCGGCTGAGGAATATAACAGGACGCAAAGAGTCCAACACTAATTCCTCCAAAAATACAAGCCGCAACGAAACGAGAGTTCTTACCCGTTAAAATTTCGCGGGCCGTATCGACAAACTGCTCCATGGTATGCTTAACTCCTTTCCAGAGTTTCTTCAGTCTTGCCTTCACAAATATCATTCCTTCCTCACATCGAGAAATAGTGGTCGCCTTCTTTAAAGGCTGGCGTTGCCCAGCTATGGTATCGATTAGTTCGAAATGCGATAACGTCCGAATTCGTCCGATTACATAATTCTTCAATCACCAACCAACGAACCGAGTCCCATTCCGGATAGCAATAGATTGCCCCAGTTGTGACACAGTCAAATTGGTTCTTTGCCGTAATGATCGACAAAATATCATTCCCAGCAAAGCGCTCGCTGTCCACTCGATTTAGTATCGTATCGACGACCAAACGTTGACCGTATTCTGATTGGTTTCCTGCCTCAGCATACGTGACTCGTGTCAACATCTCGATTTCATACTCACTATAGTTCTCGAGCTCAGCGAATCTGGGTGCTTCCAAATATAAATCAGCCGCGGAAAGAGGGGCTTCGGGCATTACCACTTCTTTGGTCTGCATTTGAACCGGTTCGAGTGTTGGCTCCTCGTAGGTCACCAACTCGTGCATGGTGGTAGCGCTAGAGCCAACAACGAGCCCTAACGCCAATCCAACCAAACCAGAGACGAACCATTCACGCAGACTTTTTCTAATGTTTCCCATAACGGGGCCTCCTTATGTTAGATTTCTTCGCCGATCAGAGAATCGATAGGACCCTGAACATTGAAGTCGAGAATCACGCTACGCTCCATACCGTTGACAAACTCAGAAGCGCCACGACGATTTACATCATAGATACCGAAACTGATATAATCATCAGACTTTGGGTTCTTGGCATCATAGTACCAACCCACATGCTGACCGGCCTTCGTCGGATCAAATCCGAGAGCCTCATAGACTTCGTTCAGGAATACGTATCCTCTTTGCTGGAGAATATGATTCCAGTAGTTGAGCTGGCCATTGATGAAGAAGAGATTCAGCTCGGCATCCTTTTCCCAATTATCATTGAGCTCATCAAAAATGCGAGCGTAGACCGAAGGAATGCGACCATCGGGAAGAACGGTGACCTCTTTCTTGGTCTTCTTCTTCTTACCGGTTTCAGGATCGATCGTCTCTTCCTCGACCTTCTCTTTCACGAGGCCGTAGCGAAGCTCTTTGTCGACCTCATCACCGTAGCGATCGCGGACATTCTGACGATACTCCTTGAATCCCTTATCGAGAAGCTGATAGGCAGCCGCCAGAGATGCATTACGCTTGGAGAGGATTTTATGGCCATAGAGGATCGAAGTGATGCCGAGAGCACCAACGCCAACGGCCGGAGCATAGAGCTTGATGACCTTCCATGCAGTCATACGGACAAGGATCTTCTGATCTGCATCCGCCAGCTCACGGGTATAGGTGCCGCCATCTTCCAGCTTACCGCCGACGGATTCTTCGATGTTCTGCGTCATAGTCTCATGATATTCCACGACTTCCGTGACCTTAAGAGTTGCCTTGCAGGCCATAACCGTGGACGTAACGCCGAGTGCGATACCGGCGCCGGTGAGAATCTGAGGAGAATTCTTCCGAATGAAGAACTTCGACCGATAAAAAACAGACTTTGCGCTGTTCGCAATAACCTTCGTAGAGAGTTTCATATTAGGTTATCCTTTCTTAAAATTTCTTAGGATTCGGCATGACAACATACCAGCCGTCTTTCAGCCAGATAGGAATGAAGAACCGAGCATTGGACCATCCATGAGAGACGGCATCCAAAGTCGTCCATTCTCCATCTATCTTGCCAAATATCATTTGGACATCGTGCACTGTAATACGTCCGTAACGGTCCGCCATACGCTTGAGCGTCTCGATGCGAGATTTCGCCAAATATAACGTTGACGGATCGCTATGGAATTCCTTTTTCGTTGAGATCATGATACAGTTACTCCTTTAATCCAACGGAGCAGGCTTCGGCATACGAATATAATAGCCATCACGGCCACTTGCGATGTCTGCCTGGCGTAGATCCGTCCAGCCATAACGGTGAGCCGTAAACGGAGGCGTCTGATCGACCACTTCATAGAAGTCCGCAACCGAAACGATCTTGTACCGTCTCAGGATGTTGTCAAGTTCGTCCAGGACACCTTCCGCATCTCGACGGGTTCGGAATGAGAACTCATCGAAGTCATAGGCACTTCTTCTCTGAGGAGGATCATCTCGTCTGGGATCGCGACTGTAGGAACCATAGTCCGTACGATAACTGACATAGGTTCCCCCGGGTCTCCGGTCACCTCGACGAGTTGAACCATAGAATATAATGTTGACCGCGTCCGTCAGGGAATTGGCAAAGAAGTCCTTCAGCATCGGGACAGCAACATCGTTCCAGATATGACTGCCAATGCTCCCACGATCGTCGGAGAGAATATTGTCTCCGATTTTGCTTAATGGAGAACGTTTCTTTGTCTTTGCCGGAGCAGATAAAGAGACCTTATTGATCTCCTTTTTCTGGCTCTCCGGCGTCTCATTCCGTTCGGCATTCCGTGCGGCATTCGAATTGTTCGGGTATTCTGCCATTGTTACACTCCTTCTCTCACCATAGTGAGGTATTTTGGGTTTAGCTTGACTTCCCAAACCGGGCAATAGTTGATAACCGAATACCGATAACAGAGATTCGACAGTGCCTTCTCTTTGCTAACAGCCATCGTCACAGAATCCCATGACGACCTTCGGATATCACCAAACAAGTTCCGGACTGGACCCTTATATCGATATTCGTTCATACAACCTCCAAAAATGAAAAGCGAAGAGACCTTGTTAGGTCTCAACGCTCGTCGAATCACAACTTGCTCGGATTACTCCTCAGCAGAGTCGTTGCCAGTATCCGCCTTGCTCTCCTTCTTGGCCAGCTTCTTAGCCTTGTGAGCCTCGATGCCATCCTTGATCTTGCCACCAAGCGGCTTGAGGGCCTTCTTGTAAAGCCACTGGGCTCCAAGAGTTCCCGCCACGCCGATTGCGACACCGATCAGGGTGCTACCACCATTGGACTCATCATAGGTTTCTTCCGCCGGAACCGTTTCGGTCTCGAGCTCCTCGTTCTCCATGACAACATTGTTCTCTTCCATTTTAGAATACCTCCATAAAAATTTTGTTGTGGATTTCTCCATAATACATCTTGTAAATTTCGCGTGCTTTATTTGAGAACTTCCGGCTGCGTTGCATAATCGAACACAACACAGGGTTCTCCCTTCTCAGTGAGCTTCGAACTGAACATCGGTTCGATGAACGATTTATTGACATCCCATCCAATGTCGTTGCCGAATGGAATGCGGTCCAAATCGATGGCATCGTAGACATCATTGAGCGTTATGTACATATCACCCAACATCTGTCGGGAGAGATTATTGCAAATCTCACGCAATGTCTCTCGATCCGATACGAAATATCGTCCGGACCAGCGATCGAAATAGAGACTCTTCCCCGAAGGAACATACGGGATCTCCTGATCGTTTGTAGGAATCCGTTCGGATGTCTTCTGTGAGACCTTCTCACGAATCTCGTTTGCCTTCTTCTCGTCCAGAGACTCGGTGATAGCGGACTGATAGTCCTTCAGAGTCTCCTGTGAAATGGTATAAGCGGCCGCAAGAGCAGCATTACGTTTATGCTGCTGGCGATTACCCATCACAATACAAGCGGTACTGAGGCCGGTAGACAAGGCAACAGGCCAATAATTCTTCGCATAGATCTTCACACGATCACGCGTACGAATCGGCTCGTTGTACTTGTCTGCATAGTACTCTGCATCTTCGATTTCTGCTTTGGCTCTCGGCGCGATTTTCATCGTCAGACCGATGGTCGTAAGGAATCCTCCGATTCCGATGCCGGTCAGGATTTCCGGACTATGCTTGGTCATGTAGACCTTGATCGAATTACTGATCGCTTTCATAGGGATTTTCTTCATTTGTTTCTCCTTTCAAAAGCGAAGAGAGCTTGTTAGCCCTCTTCATTTTGGCGTTCGGCGAGAACCTCGTCGACGGTTTCACGGATCTGCTCCTCCATCTGTCGCTGTTCGATGATCCCAGTAATGATACTGAGAATCGCCGTACAAGCGAGTCCGATGTTAGCAAGCACATTCCATTTCTTTGTCATCTGTTCTTACCTCCTTTCCATAATAGGTCTTGCCAAATTCGCGTGTCGTATCACTCCAAAGGACCAACACAGACGGAATGAAAAAGAAAAGTCCGAAGCCTAATTCGGATCGCTTGGGATAGCGAGTCATTTTTCCTAATTTTCATTAGTACTGATTGTCTACCTTTTCTTTTTTAGAAGAAAATGGCTAGATTAGGTTCACTAGCAATCCTTTCGGATCCGTTTTCCGTCTACACGGTCCCTTCGAGTTACCTCGCATCTCCTTTCCATAATAGGTCTTGCAAATTTTGCGTGAATTAGTGGAGAGGAACCGGATAGAACTGAGTCTCGATTGCTGTGACTTTCACCGTACCACCCTCACCATCATCGATCTCATAGGGTTCCTCGTCCATGAAGTCAATCCAGTAATCCTCCAGGCACATGGATACAATGGCATCGAACATGCCAACATCCCAGCCGCGTTCATCGCCGCCAGAGACTTTATCGATTCCGAGAAATCCGTAGAAATCATTGATGGTCACAACGCCGGTTTGCTGGAAGAGCTTATTCAGGTTATACTTCGCTTTTTCCACAACGAGTGGGTTTGCTGTAAAGTATCGTTCCGAGATAGCATCCCAATAGAGTTCATCCTCATTCGGATAGGTCTTATCCCAATGAGAACGAGCAATATTCTCTCGTGCCATCTTATCGAGTTCCGGGTTCGTCGATCGGATTTCGTCACGATACTCCTGATACGATTTTCGAAGAGCGACATATGCTGCAGTCATAGCTGCAATCTGCTTCTGGTCTAAACCATGCCCTAACCAAATGCAGGCGATCGTTCCAGTAGCAGATACGGCAGGCTTCCAGAATATCTTTACCGCTTCTTCTGGTGTCGGATCCATCGAGCACATGGTATAGTCATCATGCGCTTTCCAACCAAAATATCCAGTCGCGATGACACCTAATGATGCCGCAAGAGATGAGACGGTTGAACCATTGCGCTTTAACCATCGCTGTGCCAGACGAATCTCCTTTTTCCAATTGAATTTCATTGTGCTTTGCTCCTTTCAAAAATAAAGAGAAGAGGCCTTAATTGGCCTCATCCTCTTCGGATTCCTCATACTGATATCCGCAGTTCTCTGCGAAGAACCTCATGAAGTGATCGTCGCTTATGCATAGTGCTGTAACTCCAGCAATGCCGAGAGCTACGCCAACCAGCAAACCGGTCGTCACACCAAGAATTGTCTTCATGTCAAATACCTCCAAATATAATTTAGGTTTCCCCATAATACAACTTGTAAATTCTGCGCGTCAATTACTTCGTAACAGTCGAAAGGAAAGAGGCCTTGTTAGGACCTCTTTTTCCTTTTGAACAGTGCGTAGAAAATCGCGATACACACGATTAAATCTCCTGCGATGAGCATAAACACTGTTCCGCCGGTCAAGACGATTAACGCCGTGACCACCGCCAATGCAATGATACCGCAGAGTAAAATTGTGAATAGGATCATTCATATCACCTCCATAAAGTAGATTGTAAATTTCGCGTACTCCAATCTCTTCGAGACAGGAGAAAGAGAAGAGCCCTTGTTAGAGCTCCTCCTTTTTGCTTTCTCCACACTCCAATTCAATGCTGATGAACAACATGAATATAGCAGCGAAGAACATACCGACAACCTGGTACCAAGTTAACATGCTAATGCTTGTTGCGACAAGAGCCATTAACGAGACTACCATTAGTTCGATAAAGTTAATCGTCTGACGATACATCATAATTCTCCTTTTATTGATAAACTGTAGTGTTTTGTCTTCCATAAAAGGACTTGTTTTTTTCGCGGAAAGAGAAAAGGGCTTGTTAGGCCCTGTTCTCCAGTTTTTCGAGTTTCTCCAAAATAATGTCTTGCTTGTTGGCAATGCCGATGATGATACGACACAGAAGTTTGTTCTCCTCGATCAGATCCGTTGCCAGACCGTACGAAAGCCTCTTCTCCTCGAATTCGGAATCAGACATGTTCTCCACGTCATCCTTCTCCTTCGAGCGATCCATGAGCTGTTTCGTACTGTTTCGGACGTCTTCCTCTTTCTCGAATAGCATCTTCAAATAATCGTTCGTCATTTCTAATACCTCCATAAAATATAATTTTGGAATTATCTCCATTAAAGGCATTGAAAAAATTGCGCGAAGAAGAAGAGGGCTTGTTAGCCCTCATCCTCAAAGAGATCACTCTCATTATTCTTATGCTTCTTGAACTTGAGTTTGACGCTCTCGAACCAGCAGACAATGGTATCCCAGTAGTACCAGGTCCACAGAATTGCTTCTCCAATCAAAGTAATGATCAGAGCCCACTTTGTCTGTGTGACCATGTCACCACGAGTATACGGCTTAGCCGCCCATTCACGATACTTCTTCATCATAATTCAATACCTCCATAAAATATAATTTTGGAATTATCTCCATTATAGAAGTTGCAAATTTCGCGCTCTATTTGAAAAGAGAAAAGAGGTTGTTAACCTCTAATCTCTACGGAAGAAGGATGATATCCATATGCTGCTAATAGAATCGCATTATCGTTAGCCGCTTCAAACATTACGATGTCATCAAATGCCAGATTCGTATAGCGGTAAGTAAACAAGTCATATGTGCTAGTACATTCTTTGTAAATGCCGTCTTTGATACTAATACCAAAACCAAGCATATACAATGCTGTGCCAACCATAATAGTTGCCATTGCTACTGCTATAAGGATCCAAGAAATAATCATTCCAATAATATTCTTATTCGTCTTCATAATAAATACCTCCATAAATTGTATATAAGTATATTCCTTTCTTCCATAATAGTGATTGTATTTTTCGCGTGCTAGTTTGGTTGAAAAAGAAGAGCCCTTGTTGGGCCCCTCCTTAGCACCGATATAGAATCTCATTTCGTAAAAATGTCATGAGTTTATCTGCGTCTTGCCTTGAAAGATTTGTGCATCTCCATTCTTCCTGGCCTTCATCTTTTTGGATTAAGGTTCGAAGTTGGACCTTACCACGTCCCAATGACACGACATATAAACTATCATTGATCTTATACGTTTCATTCATTTATATCACCTCCATTAAGGAGACTGTTTATTTCGCGTGCCCAAATCCCTTCAAGACAGGAGAAAAATAAAAGTGTATGTTTCCTTCGCGATCTCTCACCTCACTCGGGGAAACTCATCAAAAAAGAAAAGAGAGGGGAAACGTCGCGAATGGCGCAACCCCTCTTTTTCTTCATCCTATCTCATTTGGATAAGACCGTTACGGAGCGAATTAGGCCTCGACCTTCTTCGTGCCACCGTACTCCTCGGTCACCAGCTCGGGCAAACCGCACTCGTTGATCAGGATGTCCGCAACCTGCTGCTTAAGCTTGTTGGGAACCTGCTCAAACTCGGTCTTACCGAGAATGACGCGCTGAGCGAAAAGCATAGCCATCATTTCACGATCTCCTTTCTCTAGAAATAAATATAGGTTTAACGCTAAATTAGCGAGAACCTTACGCATAGACAATTCCAGCCATTTCTGCAATGCAGTCCTCGAGGAAGTCATTCTGGTCTGAAGCCGCCTTGACCTGCTGCTTGAGGGGATCATTCTCTGATTCGAGAGTGGTTACTCGATCCTCGATCGTCGGCGGAGGCGCAGGCGGATTATACGCTGCACCAATCGTAGCACCATCGTAAGACGGCTTTGCTCCGATGGATTCAGCGAATGTTTCATCCGCCACAATGATATTTTGGATGATGTTTTCATCGTTTACAATACAGTAATTCATGATTTAAACCTCCTTTTCAGTGCTTGTAATAATACACAAGTCCACCGGCCAAACCACCGATTATTGTATTATCCATTCCGGATACATTATTACTGCCTTGAGTTCCGGTAAGCATGGTGGCACCACCTGCACCACCGGCGCCGATGGCCGAACCTCGTCCATTACCAGGCGAGAAATAGATTTTACGGGCATTCCATGCTTCTTGGTTGCTGAACATATAGCAACCGGCTCCTCCACCACCACCGCCACCAGTCGGAATAGATTCACCATTTAATTCAAATATTTGGCCATCTGAACCAGGCGTTCCATTCGTATACGATGAAGTATAAGTCTCACCCGTATTTATATCTTTTACATTATATACATATGAAGTAGTATTATCCGTCGTGGATATGCATTGGACGACCTTTGCTCCAGAACCACCGTTTCCATTACCTTGTCCTCCAGCAGTCGGTTCATATGTTGTTATGAATCCTTTATGAGCATAGCCATCTATTACAATTTCTTTAGAAGATGGACTTTCTACATAACTACCGCCACCTCCACCAGTAACACTTTTCAAAACGGTAGTACCTAACAGAAGCTGCGAATTACCTCCAGAAGAACCCTGAGTGGGTTTACGTTCGTCAATTATGCTATGAGGATCTCTCGGCGGTTCTGGACCACCAGCCCCAATAATAATATCGATATCGGCATTTGGAGCAAATTGCAAGGTATCCTTTACTGCATTACCGCCACCGCCGCCAGATCCTCCAGCAGATGGTGCACTATATGCACCAGCACTTTGAAGACTGTAACCACCAGATCCTCCACCGGCAACCAACACATATTCAATGCCCGTACAAAGAGCAGAAACATTGGTGGGCAATTTTCCAGAAGATCGAACCGTTTTATTAGCTCGATCGTATTCGAGAATGATGGTGACATCAGTAATGGTTCCCGTAGAGGTTACCGATACAGTTTTTGCTAATATGTCATCATACTTTTTCTCAACGGTTATACTGACCGTCGTATTCGAACTTTTGCCCATCGCAATACCATCTTTATTAGTGACCAATGATGCGTTTGGAATTGCGCTAAGGCCGCTAATTGTAAATCCAATAGCAGGAGTATTATTCGGATACTTAACGGTAACGCGATATGCTCGTGAATCCGTTCCGACAACCAATGCCATAAACGCATCATCCGGAATCGCACTGTCAGGAAGACTTAGAAGTTGTTTTGTATAGCTCTTCAGCGTGTTATTCCAGTTTGTCTGAATTTGTGTTTTATTCGCATCTATCTGTCTCTGGAGATTGGCGACGACGTTGTCGGAGAGCTGAGCCTTGAGGTTATCGAACCACTCATCGAATTCCCCATTCCACTGGTTGAACAGATCGTCGATGGAGGTCGTTGCAATGATACCAGTGACAAACGGGCAAGCCGAGGTGCCGACAGCATTCTCAATTGCACTTGCTGCAATCTGGGTCGCACCAGGTGCCACAGTCACCCATGCCAGAGGATGCTGGTGAACTTTTTCGCTATTCGTCAGGGTCGGCTTCACAGGAGAGGATGCCACAATACCCTGAACAACGCGAAGCTTATTGAGGCGAACACTGTCGGAGTGATTGGTCTCGAGCACGATCGCGTCGATACGGCTGAGCGTCACGTCCGAAGCAGCGATTGCCAAGGGATAAGCCGCGTCGTTCACATTCCACGTATGATCGAACCATGCCTTGCCAGTACCGACCAGCACCTGCATACCCGTGCCAGCAGAGACCGCCATATGGTCGCCAATCGTGGTGAATACACCGTCAGCGATGATGCCATCGAAGATAGCAGACATCTGTTCGGCGTTGTATTTTCGATCACCATTTTCGGAGTTAAAGAATCCGCATGTGAATGCCATTTTGATTCCTCCTATATTAGACTTCGGCGGTGAAGGTAGGAGTCATACTCTCACCAGATGTATCTTCCGAGAATACAATCTCAGAAACACGAGCTTTACCAGATTGTCCGTATTCGTTCTGAACCTGGACAAGATCTCCAATGGTAAAGTCTCGTTTGTAGATGAACTGAAGTCGAGCTTCTACTTCGCCTTCAAAAGACTGGGTAATACTCGTCTTTGCCAGTTCCTCTCGCCCCTTCTGCTGCATTTCGGCAATCATATTAGCTGTTGCCTGCTGTTGACGTTCTGCGATCGCTGCAGCCTTCTCTTCTTCAGTGAGGTCCTCGTCGTGCTCAATGTCATAGGTATCGACATCATCGCTTGCACCAGAATCGTCCGTAAACACTTCACGGCGATCTAAGCCGGTGCCATAGTTCTCACCAGTCACCTCAGTCGTTTTACGAGCAGCACCATCGCCGGAGCCACCGATAAGAGTAGCATTCTTAAGGACCTTCTTCGACTCAATATAGTTGCTGGATAAGAAATTGTCGAAACTCGGAGAAAAGACAACATAGGGGTTCTTTGTTTGGCCATATGCGCGATCTTCACCGGCATACAGCTCAAATATCATTTGCTTCGTCGAGAAATCCGGTAAAATACGAAATCCGATCTTCTTCTCTGCACAAATCCCGTAAATTGCCTCATAGAGATTGTCACCGAAATACTGTGTGTCAACCGTAAGGGTCGTGATCCGCGTATCGGTCGACTCACGGAATACAAGATTCGGGATTTTCCTGTCATTATTGCTTGGAGAGATCGCATTTTGATTTAAGAGATTCCGGATCGACTTCTGAAGATTACCATAACACTGACGATAACCCCAGATGATACGACGCTCAAGAATAGACTCTAAAGAACGGCCTGTGACCGTTAAGAAATTACCATTCTCTACATCCACCTTGGTCTCAATGGTCTCGATGACCATCAGTCGATCGGATTTCTCCCGACACCAAAGGTAGTAGTCCTGCTTGAACTCCTTCCCGATTGGCATGTCCGCTGGTACATAGACCTCGAAGTCACCATAACCAAGGAATCGATCTGTCCAAATGAACGACCGGAAGGCATCTAAGATAGCGACGACTTCCCAATTCTTATCGAGAATCAACGCGTCCATCTTAGATACCTCCATATGCGTTCTTGTAGGAGAAGGTGATCAGCAGATTCGCTTCCTTCTCTTGGGTAACGAAGTTAAACATATTCACGCCATTGGAGACCTGGAACCAATCAGCATCCATGTCAACGGCAGAAATAATGTTCGTCTCCTTACCCTCGCGCAAAAGTCGAGCGTACTTATTGCCCTTTATGGTCGAGATGATAATATCATCGCCAGCATCGAATACCGCACCGGTAAGAGCTTTGATCTGAGCATCAAATATCTTAAGGTGCTCTCTGGTATCGACATTGTAGAGGGTAATATCACCCGATTTGGTCAGTGCATGGATTGTGATGACAACACCCGTATCCATATCACCGACATAGTTCAGAACTGCTCTCGGATCGTCCACCAGTCTACCCATTTCGAGAAGATTCTCTGTAAGAGACTCGTTGGAGAACGGGAATTCGAATAGTGGCTCGACATTGGTGTAGACCTTCTCACTACCGCCAACCTCATAGAAATAAGGATCTGGACAGATGATGCTGATTTGCGTCGATTCCTCAGAGGAGAATATATTCGGCTCATTGGACTCCACATAACCACTGATCTCTGCCAGACGGTTATCCGTCTCAATCTCAAGCTTTATTTGCTTTTTGATCGGGAAGAACTTATAGGTCTTTTGTCTCGAGTCCTCAATCGTCGGGGCGAACAGCATACCGAGTGTGATGACAATATTACGGTTCTCACAACGAGAAGAGGCATAGAGACTACCGTCAATGGTTGCCAGTTCTGATGTGTTAATACTCGCCTTGGGAGGACCGAGCCCCTCGATGTCCTTAATATAAAGACCCGAGGGGTCCGGGTTCGTGAGCTCCAGACGAAGTGTTTCACCTTTCGGATTGGTTACCGTTAAGGCCTTAATCATAAGCCCACTCCTTCCTTATTGGTAGCTATTTTTCACATTTGAGAAGAGATTCTTGCCATCGCGATAGATCTCAGCGCGGCTCAAAGCCTTCGGACTGGTGTTGTTCTGCGTATAGTTGTAGGTGTTATTTACCGTCTTCGAACCGGTAATGCCATTCACAACATCCTTGAATCCACCGGCTACCTGACCAGCAAGAACAACTGTACGTCCAATCGGAGTAGAACCGATTAGCGAATTCATCGCACTCACACCAGATTTCACTTTACTATCGTCAATGACGGGGGTGATAACCGGAGCAGTCTCAATACCATCCGTAATATCACGGTTCAGAGTCTGAATGCCAATAGAGAGATTATCCGTGTAGCCGTTAACCACTCCACCAGAAACCATATTGATGATATCACCAAGAACACTATTGAGAGCTGCCTGGACGTCGCCACCATTAGCGATGATGCCGTCGGCAATTCGCTCAGAGATGACCTCACCGCAAGCAACCCACTGCTCTTCCTTCGACTGTGCCATCGAAAGACCGCCATTGATTGCCTGACCGGTAGAATTCGAGACTACGTCTGTCTTCTCAACAATACCCTGTGCAAATGTAGTAGACATCGTCTGACCGTATTTGAGGAATGTCGGGGTAAGACTACCGAGGACATCATCTGCACTATTGGTGTAGGACTGTCTAGCAGCCTCAAGTGCAGCGTCAGCGGCCTTCGTCGCCTCACTTGCGGTGGTATTCAGGAGATGGTAAGGATCATAACCGGTATCCTTTGCAGCAACACGGTTGATCTGCTCCAAAGCAAACCCCTGTTCAAGGAGCATGTCTTTGTATTCGACCATCCAGTTAGCATAGGCGACCATACGATCTTTCTCGCTTGTCGTGACCTGCTCCTGGTTGGATTTGACTTCCTGAGCCTTCTCGGCGAGAGTTATTTGGGCATTAAGGACCTTGTTGTAGGCGTCCAGAGCATTTTTCGACTCACTGCCGTACGCCTTAACGGTTGCAGCATACTCTTCCTCAGCCTTGCCAAGCTGCTGCGTTAAATTGTTGAGCTCCTTAACCTTAAGGGCTTCGTCCACAGCAGTCTTATCGGCATCGGTAGCGGTAGCACCGAAGAGAGTTGTCCAGACTTTCTGCTCGAGACCATAGCTCGTGAGTCGAGTACCGAGTTTGTTGAGCTCGGACTGGAGACCCTCGATGTAAGACGCACCAGCAGACTTACCGGCCTTACCTGCTTTTGCAGTGGTCTCTTCAGAAGCTTCATCAATCGCCGTTCCGGTTCGATGGAATGCATCGTAAGTTTGCTTCACGATATCGTCATAGCCATCGCTGGCAATCTCTTTGAGTTCGCCCATAGATGCACGATTAGCGGCATTCAGTACAAACAGACGCTTGTTCTCGGCACTTGCAATCGAGACGTTGAATTTGTTGTAGACCTCCTGAAGTTCCTCATAGGTGAGTTCACCACTCTTCAGCATCTCATTCGCAAGGTTTCGAGCAGCAACGAGAACAGTCTTCTTACTGCCATCGAGACCATAACGAACGCCCATATCGTAATACTTACCGATCAATTCGCCCTGTCCAGAAGGAGAGTGAATATCAAGCTCGTTACGAACGGTACGATCGATGGCTTTCGCAACATCGCGAGCAGCACCGGTAAGAGAATTGACGGTGGGCACATCCATAAGGCCCTTACGAATACCCTTGAGGTAGTTCATACCGATATCTTTGTACTCGGCAGTGCGATTCGAGAACTGAGTGAAGATATTGTTGGCAATGTTGGTCGCCACGGCATAAATACCGGACTCAATATCTCTCATTCTCTGCTGAACTGTCGTTAAAACATCGGCATTTTGAATGGACTTGACGAGATTGGCAAGTGCTTCATTAGCGGCGTTCATCGCATCGGTATTCACTTCAGCAACGACACCGGAATATTGAACCAGTGCCTCTCCCATGTCCTTAAGCTGCTTGGCGAAATTGCTAAGCGAGCCCTTACTACGACCAGCGCCTGTATTCGGGACTTGATCGACGGCAATGGCGAGATTTGCAATGATATTGCTCGTCTTCATGGCAATCTCACTACTATTGACCGGGGCACCAGCCATAATAGTCAGGAAATCGATCATGTTCGGAGCCGCCAAAGCAAGCTCTGCTGCAAATAAAGAGATTAGATTCTCACCGGTGAAGAACGCTTTAAACGCAGAATATTTCGGTGTGACGGCGACGGCAGTTGCCATTGTTGTGACAATGTCAGATACCATGTCGACTAGCGTCTTACTATCCGCGGGGAGACCCTCACTCTTGGTCAAGAAGCCCTTGATATGCGGTGCAGCCAAATCCAGTTCAGCAGCAAACGAAGCAATAAAGGAATTGCCAAATACAGCACCCTTAAGACCGCCAAATGTCGGAATCTTGGATGCCGCCTCTGCCATACCGCCAATCGCATAGATTGCATTCTCAATGGACGACTGGTCGATCACTCCAACCTCAGTGTAGAATGTCTTGAGATATGGAGCAGAATTGGCCAACTGCTTCGAGAAGTCAAGTAGGTCGCTTCTGCCAATAATCGAGGCAAGACCATCCAAGAATTTCGTTCCAGTAAATATCAACATGGCTTCGCCAAGAGATACCATGTTACTGAATACGCTATCCTTCAGACCATTGATACCCTGGAAGAAGACAGATGCATTCGACCAGAATTCCTTAAGGTCTTTACCAAATTTGGTCAGGAACGAATCTCTCTCACCGACTACATCAGAAATACCTTTCTTAATACCCCCGATAAAGGATCCGAGAGCAGTACCGATGTATTCCATGAATTTGATGTTGCCATCCATGATCTTCTTGACAACTGCATTCTCGCCAAAGAAGGCCTGGAATGCGCCAAATAGAGCACTCAATGCCGTAACAACCGCTACAACCATACCAATGCCCTTAAGCGCGCCAAGACCCATCTCTCCAAGGGGCGCTGCGACTCGCATTGCTACGCTCATGGCAGTTATAATCGTGCCAAGAGCCAAAGCAGCAGTCAGCATTTTATCCGTATTGCCGAGATTCTCGAGAACGGCCAATGCTCCACCAAGAATCAGAGTAGCAGCGGCCGCAAATCCGGCTCCGATGATAGCATTCTTACCCCATGCCTTGGCAACGCTCAACATCTTAAGAACGGCAACAAGAGCCGTTGCAGATGCGAGAATATCAAGGATAACCTCTTCACGACTTGCATCGCCAAACCAGACGGCGAACAAGCTCTTCAGTGCATCTCGGATTTGGGGAGCATAAGTACTTAGTCCATTGATGAGAACGACGATCAGATCACCAAGACTTGCAATCAGCGAGGGTGCATACTCGCGAAGTTGTTTCATAGCCTCGTCGAACATAACGATAAGACCCTCGACAACAGCCGGAGCACCTCTCTTGAGAACATGCCCGATGGTGATGAGAATATCAGTCAAGCCTTCCTCGATAACGGGAAGCATAACCTTGACTGCTTGGAAGAATGCCGCGATAGCAGCCACAATAGCCGCTACACCAGCAGCACCGATCGCAGACAAGGTGCCTAAAAGGACGGACAAAGCGGCAACGGCAGCACCTACGCCAAGCGCGGCAAGACCAAATGCCAACATAGATTTCTCTAGACCAGCGAACGTCTTGGCTAGAATGCCTAATCCAAATGCCGAACCAAGCATAATGGTGATAGCTCCAGCGAGAGTTAAAAGACCCGCTCCAATGGCCGGGAGCTTGAGGGTAGAGAAAGCCTTGATCGGAATAACCAGCATATTGAGTGCGAGTGCAAACGCCAGTATTCCGCTTGCCGTTCCAGCAACATGGTTATTGCCCATGATCGACAAACTGGCGGTTATTCCACCCATCAGAAGTCCGATGGATATCAATCCCTGCTGAATCTGTTTGATCGGCAATGCACCAAGAATACGAAGAGGAACAACCAGTAAGGAGATAGAAATGGACAAAGCGAGGAGACTCTTAGCTAGTCCAGCAAGAGACCCCTGTGTTATCGCCATCATACCTTTTCCGGAAATACCAGCAAACCCCTTCATGGCAATGGACATTCCGCTAATCGAAGCGACAACACCAACGAGAAGTTTTGCGGTGGTAATCAGACCTTGCTGGAGGTCCTTAGTATCCATCTCTCCAAGAATCTTAATCGGCAATATCAATGCAGACAGGGCAAGTCCAAATGCAATTAGACTCGATGCGACACTTGAAAGCTGACCCGGGACTGCCTTCATGACAGCAATAGAACCGGTTATAGCACCGATTCCAATGATCAACGATGCGATTCCCATGCCGAATTCGGCCCAGCTAATTCTATCAAATGCCTGGAACGCGCTTGCGAGAATTCGAACCGCCGTAGCTAAGGACAGGAAGACAAGAGCAAGTTTCATAACCTGCTTCTCGCCAACTTTAGTGGAAAGTGCAACGCCGACCTTTTCCAAAGCTACTAGTATAGCGATAATTGCAAAGGTCGCTTTGGCAAACACCCATGTATCCTTTGCTGATTCCGTTAACTTAGCCAACGCACCAGCCAGAATCGAAATAGCAACGGACATACCGATCAGAGCACCGGACAATGTAAGAAGCTCTGCCTTACCCGCAGTCATTTTCTTACCGCTCATAATACCGAGAATGGCAGTCAGTTCGCCAAAGAGCAATGCGACAGCCGCAAGAGACTTACCCATGTTTTCGGGTTTTACACGGGAAATCAAGAACAAAGAAGCTGCCAAGATACCAATCGAGATAGCAATCGACTTAAGCACTTCAGCATTGACTTTGTTCTGGAAGGCCTTCAGCGTATCACCGGCTGTATTGAGAACGTTGGTGAGTGCCTTAGCAACGCCAGCCCAATTGGTTTTCATTGCAGCAAATGCCTTGGCAATCTTCTTTATCTGCTCATAAAGACCGAAAAGAAGCGTTGTGCCAATTGCATCCGTTAAAGTGACGCCTTCGAAAATCGATTTGATGCGATCTCCGATAGGCTTCAGTGTAGAAGCGATAGATTTCGCAAACGATCCAATAGTCGAAGCCGCACTGGATGCCCAGCCCTTCAGCTGAGACACCCACTGGGATGCCTTGCCGAATGCATTCTTTCCGGATTCACCAATGGTGTCAAATACCTTAGCGATCTGCTCACCAATCGGAGGAATCTCAGCAAGAGACGTTGTGACGTTATTAATGGCAAGAACATTGATTCCCGTAAAAGCAGAAATGCTCGTAGAAAGCATTCCACCGAGGAACATGAACGCTCCACCAACGGCTTCTATTGCGCTCTTTAATGTCGCAAATATACCTTCGATCACTCGTGATTCATCAACCATCTTAACAAGATTCGTTAACAAACCACCAATGGTCGCAGAGAAGGAAAGAAGGTAACTTGTAAGCGGAGCAGCCTGAGTTATAATCTTTCCGACCAACCCAAGAACGAGTTTAATCGGGGTGATCAGCAACTTAACAATCGATGCGAGACCAGATGCAACTTCTTTCACTTTCGCCAGTGTGTCTTCACTAGCCACAAGTTTCGTGCTAAAGTCCCGGAATCGGAATGTGAGGTCTGCCAATTGCTGACCCGTCTTAGCGGGGAATATCTCGCTAAATCCCTCTCGAACAGCCTCAATGGCGCTCAAGAGAGACTTGAAAATGTTCGTTAAGCCTTCCCACAAAGCAGTCTGTCCGCCAAGCTCAACCCATTCTTTCAGGACACTATTTCGTTCCTGTGCCGGAGCGGCAAAGACATCCCACAAATCATTCGCCAGATTTGTCCAAATTTCTTTTGCCTTATCATAACCACCGAAAATATAATCGAATGTGGTCATCCAGCCAGAACTGACAGCATCCTTAACGGAATTGATAGCTTCTCCGAATGTCTTTGCTTCCTGAGCAGCCAACGCTGCACGATAGTAAACCTGCTCGAAAGCTCCATCCAGCATGGCATAGGCTTCACTATAAGTATCGGCCATACCATTTTGAACAAGCTTATAGGCCGCTTCTGTCACCTGAGCAAAGCGACCGAATGCCTGCTCCATAACCTCTCGAGAAGCCCACTTATCGGCGAGTGTAGTCGAGAAGTTACCAATATCAACAAGAGTACCTTTTGCGGTTCTCCCGTTTTTATCCAAAGTACCGAGGGCTTTACCAACGTCAATGAATGTCTCTTTCAGCTGCTGAGACGCAACGCCAGAAAGTTCGACACTTCGCCAGTCCATAAGAGTCAAGAATCCCTGACCATAAGACTGGTTTAGGTTGTAGATTGAGCGAGAGAACTCTGCAGCACCTTTGCCAGCGAAAGAGGTTGCATTCGCAATACCCTCAATCATCGGAATCAGATGATCGATGTCACCACCACTAGTGACCATCTGACCAAGGGATTGGGCCATAGTCGTGAAGTCATACGATGTCTCATCCGAGAACATCATAAGCTTCTCTAAATATCCATTGATCTCATCAACAGACTTGCCGGTCGCATTGACGAGCGTCTGAACATTGGACGTCTTTTGCTCGTACTTGTTCCAGCCAGCAGTGACCTGGTCAATTGAAAGTGACTTAACCAAAGAAACGCCGGTATCAATTGCCGCATTTGTGATTCGCTGAAGAGCCGTAAATGCGACAACACCCATAGCAGAAAATTTATCTGCTACTTTGTCGACCTGCTGTGCGAGTCCCTTCATACCCGCCAGATCAGCTGCATCATCGAGCTTTGCCAAGCTCTTAGCCTGTTGATCGACGTCGAGGGATCGTTTGAATCGCTCCAGAGACTCAGTCGACTGGGCAATGTTCTTCTCAAAATTCGAATTTCGAAATTGAGCTTCGACAATTCTATAGTCAATACTAGTTGCCATCGTCAACTCACTTCCTTCCAGAGCTTAGTAGCCATAGACTCGAACAGAGGTCTTAGTGCCGGATTGATGTAATCAACTCCTTGCACATAGGAACCGTTTCGAGTCGCATGACCATATTGTATAAGAATAGCAATAGGAACTCCCTCATTCACGTTATTGTTGACCCAATAAAGCGAAACACCTTGGGAGCTCACCTCGATTTCGTAATCCCATCCAGTAGCGGTTTTACCCGTATCCACCGGTGTAGCATCACGAAGAAGTTCAACCCCCTGCTTGCCATATTCGTTCAGCAGTTGGTAGAGACGCCTTTTCCGGTTTTTATAAAGAAACCCTTCAAAGTTCTTCAAACTGCCGGATTGTTTCATAACGACAAGGGCCATTGCTGTTATCTCCTAGCCAATTTGGCTTCTGCACGTCGGCGAGCATTGATGGAACGATACTCGTCAGCAGTCTCTCGACGAGACATCTTTTCAGGTTTTCCATTCTTTGCATTGCATACGTCGATAAGTGTCAGGAGCCGATTCAAATGCCATTTCTCATATTGCGAGGGAATATTAAGCGTTACCATCCAATAGTAGATGAGCTCCGATGTGACAACATCACGAGAAGTCGATTTCTTACGATGTTTCACAGTGGTGGCTGTCATCGAATCGTCGATGTACGCCATAACGGTCTTAATATTCTCATTTGTCAAGAATTCATACGCTTCTTTTGGAACATTCTGGGTGATCGTCATGCAGCGAATGTAATCAATCGTCTGCTCACGAGTCATCGGTTCCCTACGAAGAAAGGGAATGTGCCATTTGGCTTCCCATTTCGAAATAGAGACTAGAGAATGTTCAAGTTGGAGCGTTACTTCTTTAGTAAAGCTAAACTCTTGTGTGTCATCGTTGAACACCTCTTGTTCAGGTATCGTCAGCCGAAGCATTCCCTAGCCTCCATTTCAACCATTTTGAATTTACTCCACCGGTTTGGGAGCGTCAGGGATCTTCGGAATGATGTTGTTGATGAACTCAGCCGTCTTGTCGGGGTTCATCGCGAGCTCCATGAAAAGCTCGGAATATGCATCGGTCTGAGAGAACTTCTCGCGCATGTCCTCGTTCTTGACGAAGCGACGACCGTCGAGAGAACGCTCACCGTAGGAACGAAGGATGATGTCCTTGATGACCGAAACGATGGCCTTACCATCACGCTCCTTCGTAATTCTCTGAATCATGGCCTGCATCCCGCCGGGATACTCGGCTTCCATCTCCACGAGCTCAGCCTTGGACAGATTGAACTCGAAATTCTCAGTAACCTGATTACCGTCGTAATCCGTAAAAGTGATAGGTCTCCTATACATTGTGCTTTCTCCTTTTCAAAAAATAAAAATGATAGGAGGAGCCCCTGCGAAGAGGCCCCTCCGTAAAGATAGACTTAGCCGCCTGCCTTGAGAAGGTTGATAACCTCATCGGGCATCAGAAGCTTCGGGGCCACGCCATCCTCGCCGCCCGTCGTAGTGGGATCCTTACCGAACAGGACATCCTCGAGAGCAGCGAGCTTCTGCTGATCGATCTTGGTGGAATCGATAACGATGGACGCGGTGGGCTTATAGCCAGTCACATTCACCGGGGTGGTGGAGACCGTCCAGCTCAGAGTGGTAGCTTCGGGGCTGTCATTGACCGTCTGATGGTTGCGTTCAGAGGGAGATGCCTGGCAACCGTAGCAGAGATGCAGCTTATAGCCGTGATCCTGGCCATCGGTATCATTGCCGATCAGGGAACGATACACAAAGCCGAACATCTTGCGCTTCTGCTGACCGATTGTCATACCGGCAACCGGACTCGCCAGACCATCGCACTGATCGAATTCCTCGGGAGAATAGTAGGCTTCGATGGTATAGCCATACTCTTCCGCAGAGATCACATTGAGATACTTGATGTTGTCCGCATACAGAGCGGTGGACTCAGCACCGGAAGGAGATTCGTTGACCGCAGTCAGACCGTTCCAAGCGATGCCCTCGCTATAGGTATTGTTGTCGCCCATAACGTACAGAACGCCATGGTCCACGCCGGTTTCATACAGGCGCTCACCAACAGCATCCCAGATAAGACGCTTATTAGCCATAGGATGTGATCCTCCTTAGAAATATATGGTAAATAGGTCGTGATTGAGACGATCCTGTGTATAATGTCGAACAAATCGAGTCCTAGGGATCTTCGATACTTTATCAACGACGATACTATCAGGATTCGGATCGATCACAGTGACAGCATAGACATACTCCTGCTTATAAATGCTATTGTCCGCATGGCCATTACTGATCTCATCACGGTTATAGACAATAGCAGGATACGTCATCCGCTTATTCTCAGGCCTCTGGTAATAAACCTGATCGGACCCAAGAAGCTTTTGAAGGAGTTTATGAAACTTCCGCCTATTGGTTTCCATTCGAGTCATTATATACTCCTCCTAACACAAGGGTGAGGCGGGGGTAGGCCTCTTTGACCATACGCACCCGCCACTTTGTTCCCATGTATGTTGCATAACGGATCGAGTGGAAGTTCTTTTTGGCGTAGGGATCAGCAACAATGCTTAGATCGTTCGCGATCACCAAATCGTCATTCAGACCTTCCTGAGATTGAAGCTTCGCGGTGTTCGACACCCAATCGCCGAAGTGCTGACGTTCAACGATCTTCTCGATCCATACGCCCGGGCTCTCTTCGACCAGTGTTGCATAGCCGATTTTCCCACAAAACTTCGCCATTTTGAATTAGCCGCCGGCCTTGACCGCGTAGGACTCGATAGTGATGGCGCTGTAGGGCTTGGTGAGAGCACCGGAGCAACGGGTCTCAATCAGGTACTTCTGCTGGTTGTAGTCGATGTCGAAATCGTCGAACATCGACACAGCACCACCCTTGTCGGCACCGACGGTGTAGTCGGTCAGGTTAACGATGATGCCCATCAGGCTGTGGATGTAAGCCTTGGAATCGGCCTCGTGGGTCACCTCACGGGTCAGACCCTCCATGACGGGAACGGTGACGATCTTGCTCACGCGCAGAGCGGTACGGAGCTCTTCCTCGGTCTTGTACAGACGATGGCCGATGCCGTCCTCGAGAAGAAGCATGTTGGTAAGCATCTCTTCGGTGGTGTAGAGAGCGGGATTGCCGCTGCCCTTGTAGTCCTTGCGGGACTTGATGCACTGACGGATGAACTCCTTAGCCAGCTTGTCGTCATCATTGTAGGTAACGGAGTCGATACCGACCTTGATGGTGTACAGGTCCGCATCGGTCCAGATCGGGCGGATGTTGTCTTCCTTGATCTTGTCGTCAGAGGCGGTGGAACGGCCGTCGGACACCAGAATCGCACGGGCGATTTCCTCATTGAGCATCATGCGCATCTCGCTCTTGAGCCAGGCGACGACGTCGAAGTCGACGATGTCGATGATGTCATCGCGATCGAGCTTCTGCTTCTTGTAGATGGTCTGAGGCGTGGTAGAACGCTTAAGCAGGGTGAAGACTTCTTCCTTCTTCAGTTTGCCCTTCAGGTAACCCTTGGCTCGGGCCTCGTCGGCAGTGATGTCGGCGAACACGGACTTGATGCGGGAGAACGGAATATGGTGGACACCGGACATAACGCCGGAGACCCAGGACATGTCGCGCTGGATGAACTGAGGCTGACGGGTGACATTGCGATCGTCGGGGAACAGATACTCGATGTTCTCGATACCATAGTCGGCATGCATCAGAGCGTCAGACAGACCCTCCATGTCGTCCATGTGAGCCAAAACGGCTTCCTTCAGGGAGCTGCAGGCTTTGGCTTCCTTCGCAAGAAGAGCAAAGTTCTCACGAGTGAGCTGAGCGGTCGTGTTCGCACCGCTCTCAAAGGCATTGTGAGCCATAGTGGAATCCTCCTTATTTTCTTCTCTGGCAGTTGCAACCAGATAATACATAACGTTTTTCTGCTTCTCATTCATAGAGTCAATGACATCCTGAATGGTCTCTTCGAAACCGTCAGCGTGCTGAAGTTCCGGATTCGTAGCGGGATTGTTTTCCACGGGATTTTCTTCCCCATTTTGATTTGCAGGAGTCGGATCGGGTTCGGGATCGGGTTCGGGATCGCTTTCATTGGTTGGATTTCCTTCCGGATTCTCTTCAGCCGGCGTATTTTCCGGCTCCGGTTCCGGTTCCTCAAAGTCATCATCGCCATGACAAATGATCGGCTCCTGGGGATAGATGCGAGCTTCGTATTCGGCATCTTCACCATGTGCCAGATCCATGTCCTCGATAAATGCCTGGGGATTTGCACCCGCCAGAACAAGACTGACTTCGCGGATCACACCATGCATGATATCATGGCCCTTCTGCTTCAACTGATTGGCGAGAATCGACAGAGAGGTGACGTCGCCATGAGCTACAAGCTCTTTGCACATGTTGCCAAATTTGGTATTGTTGAACAGACCATAGCAATACACGCCATCGGGCTTGTTGACTAGGGTGGCTTTACCGATAATAGCACTTGGGGTATCATGACGATGGTTCCAGACGAGTGGAACAACAGCACCGTTCTGATGTGCGAATGCGTTCTCGCGAATTACTCGACCATCCGTGCACAGAAGATTGTTCTTGGACGCCCAGCCCTGAAAATCAGAATTACCAGGACCCGGACGAACGTGATCAATATCGGGCATTATGTTTGTCCTCCTTCTTTAGAATTTTTGACCGATACGGTTTGGTCCGCTTTAGTTGGGACCATAGGGGTTTGCTGATCCACTTTAGACTGTGACAAGTTCTTGTTACGGAGCTCATCTGCCTTCGGATCCTTAGACGGCTTCATACCGATAACCTGACGGATTTCATTGGAGGTAAGAATCTCATTACGAGTAAACTTATCTGCAATTTCAGCAATCTGGCTAACCGGTACGAGTTTAAAGGGATCTCTAAAGAAGGAGATCGATTCCATCTTCTCTCGCTGAGATGTCGTAAGGAATTTACGATAGAGCTCATCGGTAAGAGCAGAAGCACATGGTTCCACAGAACGGTTGTTGTAGTTCAGCATCGTCGATTCGTCTGCGGTTCCATCCAATACACTCTGAGTGATACCTAACTGGGCGTATACCATACTCGTAAGGTATTCAATCTGAGTCATGAGGTTGTTTTCCACAGCACGATTCAACTGCGTGATCTTCTCCGTACCATCTGTGTAGGCAATGCCATACTTCGAACCCATGAGCTGTTCCTCAATCTGTTTTCGACGAGATTCAGCCTGGGTCTTACGGGCTTCTGTCTTAATGACATAGGGGAGTTGTATAATCAGATCGAGTTTACCGCTAGCAGACTGTTCGTCGATAGCATCAAGCAAGTTAAGCTTATGCACAAGACGCTTCATCATACTATTGGGCTCGTTGATTATCGCATAGAAGGGATTTTGAACAATGCCGACATTGGCTTTATCGAATGTGACGTTCGCGAACTGACCGGTACGATCATTATAGCAACGAACCAATACCTGTCTCGGACGCCATTCAATGATTTCACCAATGCGAATCGTATAATAACGTGTGACAATGTCACCCTCTTGATCCGGTTCCTGGTCTGTATCAATTGGACAAATGGCAATCGTACCCCAATCGAACATGCTTAGGATTGCATCCTGCACAAATGCTCGGGAGGTCTGATCAATATTTGCTTCGACTTCAAGACAATGATTTAGATCATCATCAATCTTCTTAACAAATCGACCATTTTCATCCAATTGAACATGAAGGTAATCCAATGCAGCAACGTCCATCGCAATACGATTGTAAATCGCGGTTACGATAGTTTTTTCGTTACCACGGGACAGAATCACCCGATCCGGACGAGATGAACTGATCATCTGACCTGCCGGAACATAACGATCCCAGTCAGAATCTGAGAATGCATTCCACGCACGCTTCACTTTACTGAAGAGCGTTTCTGCCATATGGTCACCTCCTTAATCGAAAGCTTCGATGTTAAGTTTATAGGCAACAAAGGCGTCCATCATTGCAGAAACAGCATCGATCTTTTGATCGTAGCGCTTCTTATGAAGCTTTCGATTGCCATTGGTATCCTCGATTACGATGCAGTTACCCATCGTAAAGGACATAAGTTCCTCATCAAAGAGAAGCATCCTCTCTTCCGAGAGTTTCTTCAACTCGCCAAGAGGAACAGATTCAGTTTTTGCACCTTGTATAACTTTCTCGATACCAAACGGACCATTTTCAGAAATCCATTTCTCAATAAATTCTTTAGCATTGTACGGGTCAAATCCGACACATCGGATATCATATTGTGCCTCAGAGATAAATCGATCGAGATCGTCATACACGACCATCATGTTCAGAGTTACACCCTCGAGAACAATCAGACTACCTTCTCGAATAAAGTCGCAATACTTCTGATACATCGCCGGAGGCAATTTGTTAAGTGTGGTCGACGAAATATAATTTCGAGTCTTCACACCAAACGTTCCATTCGGTAAAGGAAATAGGAACGTAAATGCACAGAAGTCGTCGCCCTGAGAAAGGTCCATGCCAAGCGAACAAGGCATTTTCCAAAACTCGCGATGCTTATGAGGAATGGTCTCTTCGTAGGGGAAGAAGTAAGTATAACCCTCCATCGGAATACCGAAACGCTTTGCAAGAATATCATTGCGTGCAGCGGGAGCCTTTTCTGCTCTCTCCACATCCAATTGATACACTTCATAGGTAACGGTCTTTCCAAGGTTAGGATTCGCCTTCATCCACATGGAAGGATCAGCGACTTCATCAATGCTATCGAGCTTATACCACCAAATGGAGACATGCGGGTTGCGATACTCTCCTCTTAGGATGCTTTCCAGCTCCATTTTGATTGTATCGCCGCTACCGTTTCGAACCGTTCCTTCGGAGCTTGTGGCTAAGATGAGATAATCGTCGATCTTAGATGCACCCTGCTCTATAGCGCCAATAACATCCTCTCGAATGTCACCGGAAAGCCATTCATCAATACTCGCATACTTGCATCGTAAGCCCTGAAGTTTAGCAATACTCATAGGACGAATCTCGAGCAGAGAACCAGTCAGGAAATTCTCAATACCCTTCTTGGTGGAGGTCAACTTCACACGATTCGCTTTCGATCCAGTTGTGTTCTGGAGGGAGCCATCAGTGAGAAATTGGAATAGCGGACCTCTCGAACGAGTAATGGCGGTTCGAATTGGAGATAGAACTTCGTCGGCCTGCTTCATTGTCGGAGCAGTCGTAATTTGGTGGGTAGTCGTCGTGTCGATGCAAAGTCCATAACTCTGCATACATGCATCATATAGTGATTTCGCAGCACCTCGACCAACGATCAAGTACTGCTTATTACGAAGCCTTTTCTTAATGCGCTTTCGAACAAAACGAACGCCACGACCATCAGGACTAGGAACAGGTATACTCTTTTCCGTCAAGTAAAACCAGCCAAAGACATCCTCGGCCCAAAGTTTGAATGTGTCAAGAAGATCTAAATCTCCACCATCGGTCAAAGTTAGTTCATTTTCACAGAAAGCAAGAAAGCCCTCCACGGCTTCGTCATCATAGTAGCATCCCGGATCATCGATCAGATCATCGATGAGGTTCATCTGTAAAGAAACTTCTCGATTTACCGGTATTTCTCCTCTAACTACGGCATCACGGAACATACCGTAATACCGTGGTACTGCGGTGTTCGATAATGCCATTTAGGTCACCTACTTATTCTTGGCCTCTTTTTCCTTGTCGGTTACCTTTGCATTGACAACGTTATCGCCAATCACCTTGTTAACGCCTTTTGCCATTGTGTACTTAGCAATTTGGGTAAGGGTATCCTGGGCGGCATTTTCCAGTGCTTTCCCGACCATTTCCTTACCCTTGGTAACCGCAGATTTCTTCTGAGGCGTCGCCATAAGCTGATAGTACTGCTGTTCCAAACGCTTTCGATTCAGAAATGCGTTCAATTCAGCATCAGTCATCTCACTTACGGACTTCTGTTTCGGTTTCTCTTCAGCTGGCTTGGCTGTAACCTTGGAAGTCGTTTTCTTACGAGTAAAAATCGAATGATGTTTGCCCGTAGAATAGCGACTTCGGCCAGCTGTAGTGAGACTACCATCGGAATTCTGATACCGACGGATACCCCATCTCATGCCGCGAATTCCATAATGGCAGAGTTCATCACTATAAACAACCATTTTGAATTATCTCCTTCCTTAAGGATCAACGGCGACATTAATTCGCCATTCGCATTCTTTCATCTGGTCCTTCAGAAGCTGAACGAGAAACGCATTTGTCGGTGGATCGAAGTTGAGTTTCACATAAATATAAATGTATGTCTTGATGTCCGCTAACTTAACTCGGTCAGAAATACATTCATCCCACGTGTTACTCGAATCGCACACGGTAAAGCTATCAAAACTCGTTACGCCTAATTGGGACAAGAAAGAGCCTGCTGTGTTAATCTCCGTAAGAATAGCCTCGTCGAAACAAGTATCATCCTCAGAGACTCCAATCTTTTTCTTGATCGTATTGAGGATGCTATCGATCATATGGATCCTCCTTACGTACGCTTAATGAAGATCTGCATACAATAACCGTGACCCGAAGGAGTGATAACTTCATACCACTCGGAGTTCGGTTCGGAAATGATCTCAACAGTCGTATCCTTCTGGATTACATAAAGGACTCGATCGTTGACACTCGGACCCTTACGAATGTTGAGGAAGTCGGTACCGACCACGACACCCTGGCCAGCCTTAACTTCTTCAGTCTGGACTTCCGGTGCTTTTACCTTCTTAGCCATATTTCCTCCTAATGCTTCCAGGGGCAAGTATCAAATAGCGAACGCGGAGTATAGTCCCGAGGGAGCAGCTTCGCATCGCCATAATGAATTGCCCGGTGTGTATTGTCAGAACAGCATATGAGATACTCTGGATTGAGTAAGAACTCGCTCGATTGAGCAATGTCATCTACTAGCAAAGGGACCATATGATGAACGATGATTCGTCCGTATATGGGGAACTTTTCAATTCCCAGATCACAGCACTCACGTCCTATCGTATCACGTAGGATAACTTCTCGTCGTACTCGTTTCCATTCTTCAGAATTGTAAAATGTCTGATTAATCCATCGATCGTAGCCGAAGGTATCTTCTCCAACATTTCCACCAATTTGAAGATACTCATAGCGTTCAACCAAGGTAGGCAAAGTAATTAGTTCGGAATAACATTTAATATTCCGGCTCATCATCTTCGCTCCCTTGTCCGCTATAGGTTTTAAATGCTTTGATTGCACTTTTGAAGAGCTCCTCCTGACTCTTCATCGATGTAATCGCCTCTGCCTTCGCATCCATCAACTTTTTCTGAGTCTCTAGGAGTTCGAGCTCCTTTTGCTCCTTAGTAGAAGCCAACTTCAGATAATGAGTGATGACTTGCGACGACGCAGTGCCCTCTCTTAACTGTTTTTCAGCAAGATCCATGGCAAGAGCAATCATATGCTTCTCTTGAGCTTCTTCCGTCAACGGCGGTTTACGACTGATAGCCATGTCTCACGGTCTCCTTTCTGCCATTTTGAATTTTACAGGAACTTGATAGCGTAAAGCTGCTTCAGAGATGTGTTGATTTTGTTATTTTGGGCATTGATTGCCGCAACATGGCCACCATCAAGCATGATAGCAAAGTCAAACATCATCTTAGATTTGCAAAGAGTATTGATCTGGCTTGCCGTCATATTGGGACAGTACAAGCCATACATCATACCATTACGATATCCGAGAACTGTATGATTCGTCTTGCGCAGAACATCGCTAAAGACTCCAGTGAAACCCTCGGCTTTCGGATTGTAGAAATCCATCAGCCCCATTCCACCGACCGCCCAGACAACGTCATAAAGCGGCAGATCGTCACTCACCGTTTTGACACGTTTAATCTTTACCTCGCCAGTACTACGAAGCTTATAGATAACGCTTTCCGGCTTATCGAGGGAAACATAATGGCAGGCAGACCAGCAAACGACTTCTCCATTTCGGATAAGAACGCTACAGGGAGCAACACCACCATTAAAACTACCACTAATGCAATTAAGCGGAAGCGCACTGTTGGGATTAAACGGATCGATGTCTTTTGCAATGATTGCGGGGCAACCATACAGCTTTACATTCAGCGGGAAGCATTTTGCATTAAGTTTAATAGCAATATCAGACATAGTCTGATTGCCAATTACACCATTCGCAAGGGCACCAGTCGCGGTTTGGATTGCTTTGATCATCCGCTTTTCGTCGGATGTAGCACCAGTTATTTCCCTCATAGAAACATCAACCTCATATTTCGGCATATTAGGCGGGTATTTTCCAGCCTTGATCATACTACTGCTATACTTTTTGTGGTCGTCCCACTGAAAATGGGTTCGATCAACAAAACTTTTCCAGTCTCCGCCCCAACTAAAGCCAATCTTTTTTCCGATGGCCGATGCTTTCTTGAAGAACTCGGCGTCATCGTATTCATGACCTTTTACATTCTTGCAGATGTCGAATGCTAATCCAGCTTCTACAGAATGAAACGTTGGAATGGTCGCTGTCTTGGCGGCCCAACCTTGAGAAACACAGTATTCTTGATATGCCTTATCGCGAACCGTTTCGGTAATAAGAACATTCAGACCCGCTTCCTTGCAAAGATCCAAAAATATCTTAGCGTTTATTCGAACGTCTTCGCGCAGGTACTTCACATCCCGAGAATGAAACATCGTTATGCTTTCTTTTGGTTGGTTTTTGTTTTTTTCACATTGGACGTCGAAATCCCAATCAAGCTGCCAAGGAACAGTTGAATCGCACTCAACGTTACGGTAATCTGTTCTACATGACCCCAGCCCCAAACCGGAGCAAGAGATGCGTATAGAGCAGAGCAAGCCGGAAGTACGATCATGACAACCCATTTGAGAATGTCATATACTTTGTCACTCATCTCGAACTTCATGTCGTTTCCTCCTCACTTACGTTTTTGATTTTGATTGATAATGTGGTGTGCAGAAGTATTTAAATAGTCCTCCATCTCCTTGATAGAGGACTGTTTCGCCTTCTCGTCATCTTTCAATGACGCCAAAATACCTCTGCATATAATCGCCATCTCTTTCTGAGTCGCAGCCATATCTTCATCATGATGTCGTCGCAAATCGGAAATGTCACGAGAATGAGCTTCTTCTAAACGAGTAATTCGTTCATCTTGTTCCCGATCATATTCCAATTTGTGGACAACTCGAGTGATGTAATTCCATACGACTGCACCTGCACCAAGGACGGCTGCGAATGAAACTATGGTTTGCCAGGGAATAGTTACAGGCATACACTTCACCCTTTCTATTTTAGAGTTGAGCACTTAATAGAACTCGTAATCGTGGCCATACCACGAATTCTAGTCAATGCTCAAAACTAAAAATAGAAGGGAGGGGCCCATAATGGACCCCAAACCCCTCAACACAACCAACGACACGATCATGGAGTTTATTGTAATGCTTCGTTTCTTCCAGAGAAAGATCATAGAAAAGCTTCGCTGTCTCTTTATCGCTTTCCTTATACTTAAGGGCGAGATTAGCATAAGACTCGCTATCGTTAAGTTCTTCGCTAATCTTATCGTTCAGACATTCGATAATTTTCATCGCTGATGTTCCTCCTTCTAAAATTTTTAACAAAGGAGAGGCCCTACAAATATGTAGCTATACTCATAGGACCCCTCCCGTGTACCCAATTGACGGTGCGAAATCAATAGGAGAGATCACCAAACTCAATGAGATTCTCGTTCAAACTTTCATTTGAAAACTGAAACTCAAAGAGAGGGGTGAGAATATACCAACTTCCGTTCATATCTTGTGCAAACAACGAAATACGGTACTCTCCATCACCGCGAACCAAATAGTCATCATAGATGTCAAAGGATCGCGATGTGTTCGCGGGCGTCTGGGAAAACGATGCAATGAGCGTCCCGATGCCAACTCCCCAGGATTCGCCGCTCTTCGTCGCTCGACACTCAAAGGACTTATATGGCCCATCTGCCGTGAATGTCACGGTAATGTGGTCATGGCCTTCTACGGACGAAATCTTAGATCCCGTCGTACTGAACGTTAAAGTCGGTACAGCCATAGAGTGTTACCTCCTGACTGTTACGCCACGCTCCAGGTGCCAGCGGCGTTACGGACGAAGACCTTGATGATCTTCTCGCCGTCACCGGCAGAAGCAGCCTCGAGGTCGGCGGCATTGATGGTGCAGTCGATAGCCTGGGCATCAGGATACTCGCCAGTACCGCTCATGTTGGTGGAACCATTGGTCGTACCGATCACGACGCCCGCATCCTGCAGGGAAGCGGTAGTGGGAACGACCTTGACCTTGTACTCGACGAAGTCGACATCGCAGGTGAAGCTGATCGCAGCAACGTTGAAGGTCTCGACCTTCGAGATCTTGCTCTTGTCGGGGCCAGTGATGGTGACCACAGGAACAGCGGTATCGAGGATGATCTCCTTCGTAACAACAGCGGACTCGTTGCCGACATCATCACGAACCTTCAGGTTGATGGTCTTCTTGCCGTCGCCAGTGGCGAGAGTGATCGCCTTGGTCGCAGCGAAGTTGACCCAAGCAGCATCGACGTCCGCGGTCACAGTCACTTGGATCGGGGCATCGGGAGTAGGCGGGAGTGGGCCAGATTCAGTAGACGATTCTTCGATCGTCACTTGGGCGACATTGGACTTGCCCAAAATATACTCTTCGGGAACTGTCGTATCCCCAGTCACCGGCATCTTTGAGATTACAAACTGAAGAGATCCCTCTCCAGCATAGTATGTCTCAGTAATGGTCGGATACCAATCGATCACGTTATCGAAATCGTTTCGATCGATCTTCTCGACAATCGCGTTATAAATGGCGCCATCCGGTCGACGAAAAACGCCGATCAAAAAAATCACACCATCTGCCGAATCCTGAAAGACAGGTTCTACGAACTTGTAGACATCGAACGATACTTTACGATAACGGTTCTCACCTTGTCGACCAATTGAAAACCGATGCGGAAGTAAATTGAGATTATACGTTCCGCTAGCCACAGTAAATACCTCCTGTAGTTTTTGCAAAAATCACAGAGCGCATACTAGAACGTCCGAGCAAGATGCGGGACGATTCGACGCTGAAAGGAGCAAAGCACAATCGAACACTGTATAGAGGAGGTGAGGGCAAGACCTTTGGAGGTAACATGGAAGAATCCATGATGAGAAATCCCTACTTAGGATGGTGAAGAGACTGGCCCGGACGCTCTATTATGCACTCTGTGAAAATATAACTCAGACTGTTTTTCCAAAAAATCCCGCCGGAGAAATATCAAGG